CCTGCGCATCATGTTCAACCTACCATCACTGCCTTGAGAAGTTCTTTCTTAAAGCCCGAAGCGATCAGCATCTCTTTCAGCATGCAGATCTTGCGAGCAGCAACCTCGACGATCTGATCGTCTGACAGCATCACGCCATCGTCACCAACGCCCCAAATTGCGACAGCAAGATCTTCCATCGGGCATTCCATCTTGTCGCGATACTCCTGCAAGCTACGGTGCAGGGCCGGGTCAATGTTGCTCATCTTAGCCCACCATGTACTGTTCAAATTCGTTGCAGAACTGCGCTTCGAGATCATAATACTCATCAGTGAAACGCTTGGCCTTGCAATACTGCTCGAAGAGCGAATCAAACTGATCGAGCTGATCAGCAGGAACGTTGAACTTGTGTCCGTCGTTGTCCTTGCGGTTAAACTTAGCCATTTCCAACTCCTTGCTCATTACGTATATGATAGCACCGCTATCCAAAACGTCAACCGTTAAAAGTGACAGCTATCGTCGAAGCTCGGATGAGCAGCAGCGTCCTTGGCAGTGCCTCGGGCGAACACTGCGACATCACCTTCCACGACTTCCTGTTGCGCACGAACGTCCCACTTGCGGTGGATGAAATCTGGCTCGCCAAACACTCGGACGGCGCGGCGGAACTCGTCGCCCTTGAACCCTACGAAGTGAACAGCCATATCCCGCTCCTTGCTCTATACGTATATAATAGCACCTCTATCCAGAGCGTCAACCAGAAAAAAGCCCTGCAAGATCAACGACTTACAGGGCTAATGATTTCAATGACTTAGCTGGGGTTATGCACCTTGAAGGACTTGATGCGATCGGCGCGCTTGGCGCTGTCATCAACCTCGCGGGCCCAGCTGTCAGGCGTATAACCAAGCTCATAGGCATGCTTGGGCCGCAGAGCAGATTCGTCAAAGGGAGCCATGCCGAGGAACTTGAAACGCTCCTGCGCCTGCTCACACCAGGTCTTGAAGTTCACGGTCTTGCTGTTATAGACTACACGACGGTCGCTCATTCTCAGTCTCCTACATAAACAGGTTTGCCACGTTCGTTCTGGGCACGCCACTTGGCCTTGAGGCGGTGCTCCAGATAGGTCGTGAAGCTCTTGGGGGTGGGGTTCTTGCGAGTGAAATAGATCATCGCAAGTGACTCTTTGTGGTTGGCTCGGATCTGCTTCTCACGCTCAACTGGAATGTCCAGCATCTTGAAAAGGGTGGCCTGCTTGGGGGAAAGCATCACGCAACCTCCTGGATCTCAGTGCCGTAGGGCACACCAACAGCGGCAATCTCGGCTACCAGCTCGCGCTTGGTCTTCCAGTTGAACTGCCAGTTACGATAGAACAGCTTGCCATCCTTGTAGAGATCAGCAGCCCACTTGTTATCCCAACCCTTGCGGATCACCGCGTAGTAGTTCTTGGAATAGCTCATCTTACATGCTCCAATAAGCTTCGCTGGACGGGCTGCAATAGTTGGGCGTATTCACGCTCTCATAGTATTCCTTGCCCGACATGAGGTTGGTCTTCTTGACCATCTTCTCGATGTTCTTGCTGTAGTACCCAACTTCAGCAACCGCGAGATCCTTGGACTTGTAAACAATCAGCTCGCCGTTGATCTTGCGGGGCTTCTTCAGCATGCGGGTGCGAGCAGCCTTAGCAGCGGCCTCAGTAGCAAAGGTCTCCTTGCCCCAACGCTTCTCAGTAACAATACGGGTGGACTCGGTGTTGTAAACTACATAAGCCATCTGCTTGCTCCTTGCTATTGTTTCAGTATATACCCAAAACGTCCAGTGTCAATCGAAATAAGCAGTAATCGCGCGATCGTCACCGTAGCTGATGTTGAAGTAAACGCCCTCGCAGATATCGTCCTTCTTGGGCTCGTAGGTCGCCAGCATCTTCTCGAACCGCTTGAGACGCTTGGCAAAAATCGGGTCATCAGCAGTAACATACTGGCCCTTGCAGCCGCAGCGGCAAGCATTGTCCTTGCCAGTGTAGATCTTCGTAATGCGCTGCATGTCTATCTCCCTTGCTCTATATCTACATAATAAGCCCAAACCCCTAGGGGTCAACCAGAAAAATGCCAAAATCTTCCAAAAAGATTACCCTGCAAGATCAATGACTTAGCAGGGGTCTAAAAGGGGTTTAAGATCAATGACTTAGCAGGAGCTCAAATTTCAATGACTTAGCGGACGAGCACGTACCTGCAGGTGCGCTTCCGTACTTTCACGTACTGGTTGCGATCTGGGTCGTACTGCCTCACCCACGTCTTGTTGCAGAGCTTGCGGTACAGGGGCTCAGCCTCGTAGGCGTAAACGGGCGGGGGAGGTGGAACGTAGATGGGAGCGGGCTCGACCCAGACTGGAGCAGGCTGCACATATACCGGGGGCGGAGCATATACAGGGGGAGGAGCGTATGCCGGGCCTGGACGAAGAATGTTATCGAGCACCACCCCGCCCAGCATGCCCCCTAAAAAATAGGCAGCGTCATCATTCGCTTGGCCGGGCACTGAACTGAAAGCAGCGAGACCAACGGCCATTGCTACGGTAGCGAGAATCTTCTTCATCATGTACTCCTAGTTTCATATTTATTGCATAGGTTTTTCAGCCTGTCAACACATAAATAAAGTACCAGTCGCGATGCGCCAACATCCACTGGTTCTATACGCTAAAGGGAGCATACAGCATGACCATATTTACAGAAAACAAGTACACTCGTTGGTATCATAGCATCATCTATCGAGCAATAGCAAGAACCACAATTGGATACTCCGAGACACACCATATCATTCCAAAAAGTCTAGGAGGATCAAACGGTCCAGAGAATCTTGTAACACTTACAGCCCGAGAGCATTTCATATGCCATTTACTGCTAACAAAGATGGTAGATGGTTCAGCAAGGCACAAGATGTTATTTGCACTGTGGCGAATGGTTCACGGTAATTCAAACCAAAACAGACACAAGATTAATAGCCTGCAATATTCAAAAATCAAAGCAGCAATGGCAGAATCAATTGCAGTTCAGAATAAAACACAGGTGCCCTGGAATAAAGGTAAAAAGACCGGGCAGGTTCCTTGGAACAAAGGTCGAACCAACGTTATGTCTGCTGAAGCACGGCAGAAGATCAGCGATTTTAGAAAGACATGGCGGAAGAAAAAGTTGGTGGGGATTGAGGGACTTGAACCCCCAACCCATCGATTATGAGTCGATTGCTCTAACCTGATTGAGCTAAATCCCCATCTTCAACTTATACTTAACTATAGCACCTAGCTGACAGCAGTCAACTTCTTCTTGATTGTTTTTTGGATGCCTGGGTTGACCCGAAGCACGTGATCCATCATCTCATGCCTGATGTAGTTGCGGGTATAACGGGTGTCATAGTTGCTCTCGTCCGTGTAGAACGGAACGTTCTTGGTCGTGCACCAATCTAGCAGATCCTGCTTGGTGTTGAGCATGAATGGACGCAGGACCTTACCGCGGCAATATTGCGGCAGCTTGGGCTGACCATGCAAGCTGGACCAGATCCATGTCTCCACAGCATCGTCTAGGTGATGCGCAGTGACCACGGTTCCATCTAGGTAGTCGAAATACTTGTAGCGTTCATCGCGCCAATATTCCTCAAGGCTTTCGTCCTTGCGGCGTTCTCTCATGACAGCACCGTCGACTAGCGGAATGTCGTTCAATGAACAATACTTCGTTAAGAACTCCAGAGCACGTAGGCTTGACTGAGTTCCATGATCAAAGAAAGCTGCCGTCACTTCATGATTGCGCCTCAAGAAGTCGAGTGCAGCCATGCTGTCTACGCCGCCCGAACAGGCGACGTAGAGCTTTCGCGGCAACTTTCCAAGAAGCTTGATCATTATTCCTTGGTGAGAGTCATGGTTGCTACACCAGCAGCAACGTTGAGACCAGTCTGCATGCCAACGCTGAGCGGCTGCAGGGCGATGCTATCCTTGAAACCACCAAGCATGGCATTGGCAGAGAGGCCAGCCACAGCAGTTGCTTCAGCACCAACGCCAGCGTAAGAACCGTTCAGGCTGTGTGGCTTGCTGTTACCTGGAGCAAGGACTGCCCAAACAAGGGTCTGGCCCTTGGTGACACCGATGTCAACACCGATGCGCATGAGCTGAGCAGAGTAAGCGATTTCCTCGCCGTTAAAGCCCTTGTAGTAGCAGTTGGCTTCGCGTGAGCTACCGATGACCCAGCCAATGTTCTTGTCAACTGCGCAGGTCAGCGTACCAACCTTAAGCCATGAAGAGCTCTTAGCAGAGTTTGCGTCAGCGGCTACCGCAGATCCTGCGATACCAGCTGCTAGTGCGATGCCAGCCAAGCCAGCCATTAGATTCTTTACCAATTTTTTCTCCTGTTACAAAATAGGTGGGGGAGATTCTGTTTCCAAGCTCTCCCCCGGGCTCATGTTAGGCCGCTAGGGCCAAACGAGGTGCAACGTTGTCGTTAGCACTTATTCATCGCGCTGTAAAGTCAGTCGCCTCACTGTAGACTCCAGTGTCTCGTCTTCATACCGTCGAATCCTATGTCGCCCCCATCAAAAACACAACCCGCTTTGCCTATTTCAGCTTATCCAAGAAACGACCTAGCATGTTTGCAACCATGTGCTCTAGGCGGCTGTGCTTTTGGTGGAGGCGCCGAGAACTGCCCTCGGGTCCGATATGCGTCTAATCGCTATCAACGCCTACGTCTTATTTATATGCTCATCTTTAGGGGTTGTCAATATTCTGCCCCAATTAATGTTGGCCCACGCCCGTTCGTGGAAGTAATAGGCAATGGTTTGAATGATATTAATGATAATTGCTGCTTCCAAGCCGACCCATAGGTAAGCAATAATTGTAGCAAGAATTCGCCAAGTGATAGCCTTCACGATTGATCTAGTCTTTGTGTCCAATTTCTATCCTATCAATGTTTGCTTGATCTTTCTTGCCAAGCAGCTTCAAATCCATCCTCATGGAAGGCTGCTTCGTGATTGCCCCACAATCGTCGCATGTAGTTTTCCTGCATGCTCAGTATGTCTTGCTCGGTCCAACTGTCAGGGATCAAATGTCCCTTGACGATCCAGAATAGGCGGTTTGCTTCTTTGAGTTCTGAAAGGGTCATCATGCGGTTATTTATCCGTACATCAGTTGGTACATCATGATCGCTTGGTCGATCTCTTCCTTGCAGGCAGCATAGTCCTTGATCAGCTTCTTGTAATGGTCAGTCAGCTTGCGCTTCCTGCGGCAGGTGACCATCTCAACTGGGATCTGCCTAGCAAGCTTCTCCCAGTTCATCATGAGTCGATCGATCATGACCCAGTCCCTGCGGCAATCAGCGGAGATCTCGTAATAGGGCACGTTTAGGATCGACATGTATCTCTTTCGATCCAGATAGTGATTCGACATGTCAAAGCCAACTTCGCCATATGTGATCATGGAACAACCCGCACGATGGTGTTTTCTTGTCCAAAGTATTTCACGATGTCAAACAAGTTCTTGGCATATTCTGGATGGAGCCTAACGCAACCGTGGCTGGCAGGGCGGCCCAAACGCTTTAGGTCATAGGTCGCATGTATGGCATATCCGCCATGGAAGAAGATGCTGTGGGGCATGGGAGCATCGTCGTACTTCCTGCTGTACCACATCTCTTCCATGCGCTTTACAGTGTATTCACCTGTGGGAGTATTGTATCCTGCCCGTCCCGTAGAAACGGGCCAAAGTGCATTACCGATAGGTGTCTGCACGTACATCTCCTGTTCCGAGATGTCCACGGTGATGTCAACGTAGGCTTGTTCCTGGGCTTGCGCAAAGCCCGCCGAGAGCATGAGAAATGCAGCGGCTAACCAACTGAACTTGCGACGCATTTGTGGCTCCAAAAAGTCAATGATGCCTAACAATAGCACCAACAAGGTCTCCGTCAATCAATAACTTGGATCGATGTCCTTGAGACCCTTGCGATTCAATCTAGTATTGTTACCAACGAAAGCTATGCATCCAGCGGTCATGTCCATGTCCCATTGCGTGATCACCATCTTGCTGTTATCTCTGCTGAAATGATAGATGATAGCAGTGTCTGGAGTGACAGGATTGGCACCGATCATGACATCAGTCATCTTCCATTCCTTGAGGATCGCTCGGATGCTGTCTGCATCACCGCACAGCATAGGAACCTGTACCTTCAACGCAGCCACGCCTTTCTCAGGCGCTTGCTCTTGCTTGGGCTGCTCCTTGGAAGGTTCTGTTGGAGTTTGAGCCAATGATGGGATCACCATTGACACCGCAAGCACTGCACTAATGATGATCCTCTTCATTGGTCATCTCCTCTTAATAACCATTGGCTGTGTTGGTCAGCAAGCTCTTGCTAACGCTCTGCACACCAAACAATGTCTTAGCATCTGTTTCAGTGATACCAAAATTTGTTGCTAGCGTGGCTAACATGATTCTCTGTGCTAGGGCCACGACTACTTCTAACTGAATGTTAGTTGTGGCAAGATATTCTTTTGTTAAACCAGACAGCTCTTCTGTATAGACTGTGTTTTGAAGACCTTCTATGCGCATGAGTTGGCTTATTATCTCTGTCTCGTTACCCAAGACTATTCCATCAGATGGAACGTTCTCTTCGTCGAAATTCAATGCTAGGTCTAATCTATCGGTTTCATACAAAAACTCAATAGGATTGTTATTGTATTTTTCCACCATCATGTCAGACATGATCACTTGTCCATCTAGCGTGAATAAGAGCTGCCTTATGCAATTCTGCATCAAAAGATCTATATCGGGTTTAAGAGCCTCTACGTTCTGCGAATATTTCTTTATCAGGTATTGATAATATGTTTCAACTTCTGAATTAACCTGGACATACAATTCTGCAGCTCTTTCAGCATTTTCTGCCCATATGCCTGTCCACGAAGTATAATTCGTGTAGGTTGGACCAACACCGTCATTGGTTTCAAAGTTGCTTGAATTGATGCCTGCTGCTCTAGCTCTTGCTTTGTTTCTAGATAGCATGAGGGCTGCTTGTATCCTCTGTCCATACACATCATTAGTCGTTATCTTGCGTAGATAATCTGCTGCTCTGCCCGATCCAGTCTCGCGTGCAAGATTTTCCAGGCTGGACGCAAACTCCCATACCTGCATCTTCTCTGCCCTGCCGTCAAAATATCCAGTCCTGTAAACTACTGCTATCCTTGTGTTGAAGGCCGGTGCTGCCGGAAGGGTTATGGTGTTAGCGGTAGTGTTGACTGTATAATTGGTAGGTGCTTGCCACACACCGCTTATGAACACATCTAAGTCATCAGTGTCATCTATGTCAACGCTGAGTGGCAGCACTTGAGTGGTACCATCTCCTATGAACTGATCTGTCTTCTTAGCTGGACCAAGTTGGAAACCATATTCCTTCCTTAGCTTGTGTTCTCTTGCCAGCAGCATGGCGCTCTCAGTGTGCAGCGAGTCAAGCTCTAACATGAGCGAAGTGACAGTAAGGTCGTTGTCACTTTCTATGGTGCTCTTGGCATATTCAAGCTCATCTTCGATAGCATCAACTATGTCAGAAACTGCGTCATCTAAGGTATTATAGATTCCAAATGAATAGCCTGCTGTGGTAGGCGGTTGCACAGTGTTTGGCGATGGGAATATACCTGGGACCGTGTAGACACCATTCAACGTATCTTCTAGCAGTGCCAGCAGATCAGCATAATCATCGAAATAAGTTGTGTCATTGTACAGTTCGGCTTGTATCTCTGCTATCCTAGGTATGGTCACTTCATGTATGTAACCAGCAGCAGTGCCTATGAAGTCAGCTACCGACAAGGAACCATCTTCGGTGAAGAACCCAACTGGTGCATACTTCTCTCCTAGTTCACTCATCTGCCTGTAGTCGTATGTGGCAGGATCGCCAGTTATGAGGCTAGTGTCATACGGCACCTCGAAAGACACAAGCAAGTTGCCTAGATCAGACAGCGTGGTCATGTAACCTCTGCTGTTCACGAACAACATGCTTAGGAAAACAGCAATGTCATTGAGCTTGTTGAAATAGTTGTAATCGTAGCTTTGTGGGAAGATCCATTGCGGATCAAGCAAGGAACCTAAGGTAGGAGGAGTCAATGTTGGATCTATTTCTAAAGCCTGGATTACCACATCTATCGCATCAGGATCGATCACTGATTCTAGGAATTCTGCTATCTGATTGTCGTAGATAGGGTCTGATAGATCACGTATGTTTAGCTTTTCCTGCTGCATATATTGCAATAAGCCACAGCTAGCCCCTGCACCATTGATTATTATCTGCTGCGCTATCTGTCCAGCAGTACCGATTCTCAACATGTCATTGAGGTCAGCTAATTTGCCCAAGGCTTGTAAATCTGATCCCAGTGCAATGACATTGTTGGTGATGGTACCAAAGCCACGGGTAACATATGCATCCCAATCATAGAACAAGCTAGAAAAGGCATTTATGTTATCCCTGCTGACGATGTCTCTGAGCACTACGTCGGGATCACCTAACCACTGGGCGGGCTGTATCGTGAGATCTATAGCACTTCTGACCTCGCCGATGGTGGGACCATCTAGTTCTATCCATGCGTTTTCGTCATTGGGCAAACCACTAACATTGGCCCAATTGTTTAGATCAAGGTCAGTCCAGAGATATCTTGCATTACCAAACACGTTGTTAACAGTGTTCTTCATGGTAAATTGAAGGCTGTTAGCATAGTTTTGTGCTGCCAGTGCTGCATTAAAGACGCTGATGAATCTTTCTAACTTAGGAGGACTGCTCTTGCTGAATATCTGATTAGCAGTAGAAGTTATCTTATCGGATACCTGTCCTTGGACGATACCGGTTGCTGATACTAGCTCAGGTGGCATGTTGCCTACCACGCTAGGCAAGATGCTGGCTCCCATTCCGGCTATCTTATCTGACACTGCTTGGGTTATTGCAGAAGTGGGATCAGCGAGTGCAGCTGGTGACAGTGGCAATGCACCGCCTAGGAAGTTTTGGGCAGCACTAGTGATACCTGCCATGGCTGCTGCTAATGGACTGCCACCGGTGAGGACCCCAGCTAGACCTTGCACTATGCTAGGCACATCTAGGCCTAGGTTCTGGCTAAGACCTGCTGCTATCTGAGGTGCCGAGCTGTTGATGGGCTGGCACCCGCTTCCGCCGCCGCCGCCTGCGCAAGGATCTCCACCGCCGCCTGGTGAGCTGCCGCCAGCTTGATTGGCTGCTCCGGGTCCTGGGTTCTCTCCGCGTGTGGCACTGTTGACATAACCTTGATTGTTACCCCAGCGCCTCTGGCTCTGTCCTTTCCAATCAGCATGCACGAAACCGGAATCATAATATGAAAGACCCCTCGCACCATTGGCATTGAGATTGTAGATGTATTCGTTCATCTTGGCGCTGCCAGCATACTGTACCTGGCCACCACATACCAGATAGGTATCCAAGGCTAGGCCATTGAAGTGCGCAGATCCCGGCTTGTCTCTGTAGGCTTTGCCGCCATTGGGACTGACTCTAGCTTGGCAACCAGAAGGAACCGATTTCAACACGTTTTGTTGGACGGCAGAGCTAACGCCTTGTGTGCTGCCACTGCCGGGCGCGAATCCACTAGAGCTACTGGTCTCGCCTATCGCACCAGTGTTAGATGGAGTGCCAGTGGGACTAGCAGCGCCGCAACCAGAGCTAGGAGTTCCACCAACTAGCTGGTTAGCGCCATCGGCTGCGCCTGTACCAAATCTATCACCGTAGGCACCAGTCGCTGCTTTAGCTGCTGATATCTCAGCAGCTGATGGCTTTGCTTGTGGTGCAGCCCTGCCTTGGGATAATCTACCTTCGTCTGCCATGTTAATTCTTACCCACTATGAAGGTGCTGCTGCCTTCTGCTCTAGAATGGCCACAGGTATCTTTGTCTCCCACCACGTTGACTGGAATTCCATCTACTAGGAATAGTCGCGTTCCTTGTGCGGTCTTAGCATTACAGTGTTTCTTGACCTTGGGACAGGGTTTGTGCGGGCTGACTGGGCTACCATCAACGCTAACTGGTTTGCCATCTATTATGAAGTTTTTGTTACCTTTTATGACCCTACCACCTGCATCGTTTTTGTCGCCTTCACGAACTACTTTTGGCATATGTGAACCTCCAATCTAGCTGTATTTAACACCGCATGATTGGAGTGTTTTTTAATATACGTTTATGTTTATCACACAGCGCATGCCAGTTTGGGGCTGTCCTGCGGTATGGAAATAGCTACCATCAAAAAGCACTGCCCTGCCCTGCTTAGGCTTTACTCTTTGTATTACTGCTTTATCATCATAAGGCAATATGGTTGTAGCCGTGCTATTTGCTCTCATGTTGCTAATGAGGGTTTCACCATCCGCATCGATCACGTAATACAGCACCACTAGGTGAGGATGAAAAGGATCAGTATCCACATGGAAGTTATCCTCCTGCTTTCCTATAAGTGCCCTGTTAAGGGGGAATTGCAACAAGGTCTTGGCATGCGCTATGGCCTTAAAGTTCCACCCATATCTGGCTGCGCCGAGATGAGCCAATGCATCTATGTCTAAGGTGCTGATCTTCTGACCGTTGTCATATATCATGTGGCTCATCGATGGCCTAAATTGCAGTGATTGTGGGGTGGTTATGTCATCTACGTAATACCAAGGAAACTGTCCTTCGAACAGATATCTCTTGTACTTCTCCTGTAAGCTTAACGGTATGAGATCGTCAACTACGATGATGTCCTTAGGGCTTGACATTAAGCAAACTCTCCATGGAGCTAGCTGGCTTTATACCGCTGGTGCCGCGTATGTATTCATCTGCGACTTCCTTCTTGGCAGGAGCATGCAATGCTACAGCTGACTTGTTCAGGCTCACCTTTGCGTTTGCAAGTTCTGCCGAAAACATAGCCGGAACCATACCTAAGCTGCCCTGCGGCGTAGGAATGAGATTAACTGGTTTAGTCACGTAAAACGTAGTTTCTGTTTCCTCAGAATATCTAGCTATCATCTCTTCACCTGATGTGAGCTTGAAGCTGATTATGTCGTTGAGCGCGTAGCCTTTTTGGATTATCATTGTAGCCTCTTTAATATGTCTTCTACCCTCATGGTTTTGAGGCTAGTCCATCCACCAGGAACTAACAGGTTGTCACCTGCAAATAGCACTGGCAGCGTCTTGTGCCCCTGTGAGATTAGCATTTCCCTAGCTTCTGAATCGTCAGTTATGTTTACTTCTTGGTATGCGATACCAAGCTTCTTTAGATGGTCTTTTGCCTGTGTGCAATAACCACAACCTGTCTTGGTGTAAATGGTCAATGTCTTCATTCCTTCATCCTTTCATCTACCTTCTACTAGAGTGAGATGCAGGCTGAAAAACGGCATTTCGCTCTTTGTATGTCCTGGGTTAGCGTATATATCTTTGTTCATCAAGGCATAGCCATGCTGATAGATAGCGTGCCTGATGTAACCTATGCTGGGCGTCAACCATTCATCTAGGCGGCGGTCATAGGTCATGCGTCCGGGCGTCCACTCAGGTCCTATGTGCGTGTCTTCTGCATGATAGAATATGGAGTGATTGTTTAGATTAACGAATCGCTCAATGATGATCACATCAGTGACTTGCTTGCTGCGCAGATGGGCTATGAAGTCATACCAGTTCTCGATGGTCACGTTCCTGACTAGGACGCAATCTCCGTACTTGAAATCATAGTCCTGCCAGCGTGCCTGGCATATCTTGTCGTAAGGCACATGCTTGCGCAGGAAGTCATAATTCTCTTGGTTAGGCTCCATTGCTATCAGCTCAGTGGGATCGCAGAAGCGCAGGCCTAGATAGGCTGCACCTATGCCAGCACCAACATCGACTATGCGCCTGTCCCTGAACACGTCATACCATCTCAGCAGATGCTTGAGATTGCGGCATTGCCTCAACAAGGTGTAATAGTCTGACTTGTTGATGTTGCCTATGCCAAATGGAAACTTGCACTCGTGCTTGACTGCAAGTATGAGTTCCATCTGTTGATGTATCTCTTTTCTCTTGGTCCTGAAGAATTCTCTTGCAGGATCAAAATTACGCCTCATAGGCTCATGCCTTTGAACGTGTCTGTGTTAGCATCCTGCTTGATGGCACCAATGGTATAGCTAGAGATCTCTGTCTCCTGGGGAGCGACCTGCACTTCCATGCCCGAGATCCACTTCTGCGTCCACGGTAGCGGGTTAGATCCGATCTTGTATGGGCTAGGCAGACCAACTGATTGCATGCGCCTTGCGGTGATGTACTCAACATATTCGTTCAGCAATTGCTCGTTAAGACCAATCATTGAACCATCCTTGAACAGATAGTGTGCCCATGCCTTCTCTTGGTTGGCAGCATCCACGAACATCTTGATGCTCTCTTCCTTGGTCTCCTCAGCGATCTTGACAAAGTCTGGATCATCCTTGGGCAAGGTCTTGAGCAGCATCTGCGTGCCTGCTAGATGCAAGTTCTCGTCACGGGCGATGAACTTGATGATCTTGGCATTGCCTTCCATCTTCTTGACCTCAGCGAATGCCCATGAGCAAGCAAAGCTGACATAGAAACGAACACCTTCTAGGATGTTGACTGACATGAGCGCAAGCCACAATGCTCGCTTGTGACGATATTCGTTGCCCTTGTAGGCTTCAGGATCTGTGTGATAGAGATTGTTGAGCTCGATCAGTTCGTCATAGTTCTTGGTAATGTCCTTGGCGCAATCAACGATCTCAGCAATGTCCATCATCTCATCAAAGATCTTTGAAGGATCAGAATAGACGTTGCGTATGATATGAGTGTATGAACGGCTGTGGATTGTTTCACTGAACGTCCAAGTAGTGATCCAGTTCTCGAGTTCTGGTAGACTGCAAATTGGACCAAAAGCCACGCTTGGTGCGCGGCCCTGCACTGAATCCAACAGGATCTGCCTCTTGAGGTTGCTGGTAAAGATGTGCTGTTCGTGTGCAGTGAGAGCCTTGAAATCCTTGGCATCACGGAAGGTGTCCACTTCCTCTGGGCGCCAGAAGAAGCTGAGCTGCTTATCAGTCAGCTTGTCAATAGCTGGATATTTCATAGTGTCGTATCGCTGGATGGTCACTCCGCCATTTGGATCTAGGAATGCTAGGCTCTTGGTGTGGTCGCTCTTGTTGTCTATGTCAAATACGCTCATGATAATAATCCTTGTCTTCTAACTATAAGCTCTAATGATTGATCAAGCAAAATAATCTTGCATACTGCCTTCACGATCTAAATCTAGCGTGACGCAATGCAGCCCGCCGTCCCAGAAGTGTCTATGCCTCCAAGGTACTATGTGTGGAGTCATGCCGTGCCGCTCAAAAGCATCAAATGCTTTCTTATTGTAAGAACACACCAATATGTTCTTCTCGTCGATGACCAAGGCATTGACATCAAACACCGTTTCTTCAACGTAACCAACCCAATCTCTCATCCAAGTCTCAACTAGCTGTATGAGATCTTCGTCATGCTCATGACCCGGTATCCACCACTTGCCGGCATTCTTTATCTTGAGCTTTTCCCAATCTTGAACCTTATGCCATGCTTCGTTATTGAGATGGACTATCTCCCAGCTTGGAAAGTTAACATGATGGTCTGGTACATCAGCTATACTAAGCAATAACCCAGGTTTAACAGGACAGATAACACCATCAACATGCCCGTTGCTGTTGACAAATTTTATGCGATGCTCTCGGAAATGATTCTTGAGCGGGTCTAACGATGCTTGATCGATCATGTGATCGTCGATACCAAAATATAAGTCCCGTCCAAGCCTTATGACTCCGTTTGGATACAATCTATCTAATATAGATATATCTTTCTTAGTGATTACTCGGCTTCCTGCAGACATGACATTCTGGATGATTGGATCAAAGAAGCCAAAGTTCCTGACCGCATCTCTATGGGTGTTCTGTACCATAGCATAGTCTTTATCATAGATCTTTGTTGACTGAGCGATAGATAACAGCACTTCATCTTCGATATATTTCTCGATCGGCTTCTTACCTAAAATTGAAGATATGCTAGCCTTGATGCCATACCCAGCTAGCAATCCTGTGGTCTGCTTGGCTATCAACCTATCATCTAGATTGAACACATAGAGCTTGCTACCTATCATGCACAGCTCATCTCTAGGAACCATGCTGACTGGACCGGGTATCCTATCGCCTGGTTTAAATTTTACATGATATTGATCTAGGCTCGTAGCTGTCCTAGGCCTGATTACGTTGACACCAAACTTTTCTAATGTCTTGATCAGTCCTTGGTAATCTTCTTCGGTCTCCATAGCGATCTTCTCGAAGAGCGAACGCAGGCGTGGGTTAGTTATCCAACTGTAAAACTCAGGTGGATAGCTAGCACCTACGGCACAGGTCTTGAGTTTTTGGAAATGCGAGTAGCTAGAATACAAGATCAAATCCCATGTTTTTCAATCACTAACCTTATGTTTCCATCTAAACATGCATCAATGCCGTATTTGGTGAAATCAATCTCAACAGAAAGAAAGGTGCAGTTTAATTTGAGCAACTCTGTTCTCAGATGTTCTGTATTGTTATCAAAATACGCATCTGATTTTAGCTTGTTCACCATAGCCCTGTCGTTATCAAAAGTACATTCAATCATTCGCACAAAGTTAAAAGTGATGTATGCCCTGCCTCCTGGTTTTAGTATAGATAGCACCTGTTCCAACGTTGATTTGAATTTAGATACTTTGATGAAATGCAATGAATTGATTGCAATTATAGATTCGTAGCATTCTTGATTGCACCGAACAAAATTATCATCAAAGGAATCTTTAATGTCAGCCGATTCGTGTTCAGGATCGATTCCAACTATGTTCTTATAAAATGCCTTCCAAACGTTGCTACCGCATCCTATATCATATATCGTAGTAGGATTCTTTTCCAACAAGAAATTGATGTAATAAAAAGGATCAACTGAGAACACTTTCTTCATGAAACGTTCTCTAGGCGTGAAAGGTATTAAATTGTAGGCATCGCCGTTCTGAACAAGCTCATAGCCATCTTCGGCCAATGACTTGCCAATTTCTGTCTTAGAAAATAAGTCCAAGAAATCAGCAGGTATTGGCCTCAGATTTTGCATTTGCTGGTCCTGTTAGATCACGCAGCTATCGCAGCTCTCATCTTCAACAGCAGCAACCGGCGTGTCGACCTGCACAGGCTTGACCATCTTGTCAACGTCGATCTCACCAGCACCGTCATAGGTGTTAAAGTAATAGAGCTGCTTGAGACCGTACTTGTATGACATGACCAAGTGGCGCAGCATGTCACTCATCGGAATCTTGTCATCCTCGTAGAAGGTTGGGTTGTATGAGGTATTGACAGAGATGCCTTGGTCGATCCACTTCTGCAAGACTGCGCATAGCTTGAGATAACCTTCTGGACTACGCTGATCCCAAAGCAGTTCGTACTTGTTCTTGAGCTTGCGATACTCTGGAACGACCTGCTTGAGAACGCCATCCTTGCTTTGCTTGACCGAGACATAAGCACGTGGTGGTTCGATGCCGTTAGTAGCGTTTGCGATCTGCGCTGATGTTTCAGCTGGCATCAATGCCATGACCGTTGCATTGCGAACGCCGGTCTCCTTGAGCTGCTTACGCAGATCAGCCCATGGCATGCGCTCGACATGTTTCACTAGCTCATCAACGTCCATCTTGCGTGTATCGCAAGGAACAACGCCCTTGGCAGTCTTGAGATCATCATTGAGCCTGCAAGCGCCCTTCTCCTTGGCAAGATCTGCGCTGGCCTTGATCAAGTAGTAACTCCAAGCTTCTGCGTATTCATCTACTAGACCTAGAGCCTTAGGATCGCTGTAGCTGACCTCGTTCTTGGCAAGGAAATATGCGAAGTTGATGATGCCAACACCTAGAGGACGGAAGTCCTGCGTAGACTCATAAGCTGCCTTGACTGGATAGTTCTGATAGCTCAGCAATGCGTCAAGACCGCGAATGGCCAATGTGCAAGGCTTTTCGAAGTCCTTGGGATCCTTGATGTTGCCCCAGTTGATGGCTGACAAGGTGCAGAGCGCGATACGACCATCTGGATCATTGAAGTCGTTCAGCGGCACGGTAGGAAGATCGATCTCAGCGCAGAGGTTGCTCTGCTTGATCGGCCACTTGCTTTCATCAAACGGTGAGTGCGTGTTGGCATGGTCGACGTTCTGCAGATAGATGCGACCTGTGTCCTTGCGCTCTTGCATGAACGCACTAAAGAGATCGATGGCCTTGACCTTCTTCTTCCTGATGCGAGTGTTGCGTTCTGCTGTCTCATACAGTTCTCTGAACTTGTCTTGATCAGCAAAGAACGCATCATAAAGACCGGGTACGTCATTAGGCGAGAACAGAGTGATATCACCTCCCGTCATGAGTCGCTCGTACATGAGCTTGTTGAACTGCACGCCATAGTCCATATGACGTACCCGGGTATCGTCGGTGCCCTTGTTGTTCTTGAGCACCAATAGGTCCTCTACTTCGAGGTGCCAGACAGGATAATAGAGAGTAGCTGCTCCTCCGCGTACCCCACCCTGGCTGCATGACTTGACTGCGGCTTGAAAAAGCTTATAAAAAGGTATGACACCAGTATGTGCGGTGTCGCCATTACGAATAGGACTATTAATAGCGCGGATGCGTCCCGCACCAATTCCAATGCCCGCCTTCTGGCTGACATACTTGACGATTGAACTTGCTGTTGCATTTATCGAATCCAATGAATCATCTGTTTCTATGAGAACGCAGGAGCTGAATTGCCTCTGCGGTGTGCGCACACCTGCCATGACAGGTGTTGGCAAGCTGATGTCATGCTTGCTGATTGCTTCGTAGTAATCCTTGACCCAGTTGAGCCTAGTCTCCTTGGGATAGTCATGGAACAGCGTAGCAGCGATCAACACGTATGCCATCTGTGGTGTTTCGTAGATCTGCTTGGTCACACGGTTCTGTGCGAGGTACTTGCCACGCAACTGTTCCATGGCCACGTAGGTTAGTTCCATGTCGCGCTCATGCTTGATGAACGAGTTGATCTTGTCCCATTCCTCGTCGCTGTAATAGCCGATCAGAGCAGGATCGTACAAGCCAAGGTCGATGTTGCGCTTGACTAAGTCCTTGACATGCCAAGGATGATAGTCACCATAGACTTCCTTGCGCAGATGGTAGTTGATCAACCTGCCAGCAACATGTTGGTAATTGGGATATTCCTCGGAGATGAGATCAGCAGCAGCCTTGATCAACGTTTCCTGCACGTCTGATGTCTTGATTCCGTTGTAGAACTGTATGTGGCTCTTGAGCTCAACTTCGCTGGCGCTGACGCCACTGATTCCCTCAGTAGCCCAGAACATCACTTTATGCATTTTCTCCAAGTCTAGATCTTCTCGCCTGCCGTCTCTCTTCGTAACTTGGATTCTGCTCATGATGTGTCCTCTTTTTTCTCTTTGTTAAACGTAATATTAACCTAGCTTGCTTGCTAGATCAACTTTATTATAGTGGTGGATAATCTCTGTGCCCAGGGGCAACGTGGGTGTATTTACGATCTTGCCTTCCCACCAATTAAGGATAGATAATCCATGATCCATCCGACATAAATGTATCCAACCTGACGAGTCACGCAAGGTCATCAGATCAAATTCATGGTGAGCAGAATGCTTGCTTAGTTGCAGGCTATAGAACATGCCCAGCGCAACTGCTAGGTCACAGTAGATGTTGTCATTGACGAGTTCCCAAGGATTGGGCCACGTGTCATGTAGATCAGGAGCCAGATAATGGTTTACCCGTGGCACCATCATCCAAGTCTTTGCTACCAGATCTAGAGCCGGTGCTATTTCTAGATTATCTAGTTCCTGTCGCCAACTACGCCATTGCAATATGCGATCAGGACAACTGATCGAATACCACATTAGGGATTGATTTTTTCAACGCCGTAAGTAAATGTCACATCATCACCGGTGTTAGTAGTAGAATACTTCAATGAGGTTGTACCGCCAGTTACTTCAACATCAAATGTAAGACCTATGTCCCCGCCATCGAATTGGTAGCTGTCAGATATTGTTGCACCAGCTGAGCTTGCTGTTATCAACAGCTCACCGTGGCGAGTGTTAGATCCTCTAGTTGCTGTGTAATAAATCCTAGCAGATTTTTCTGTAGAAGCATCAAAAGTCACACCGGTGTTGCCGCTAGGAGTGTTATCAAACAAGGTAAGTCGGAGAGTCGGTTTCAGTTGCCTTTTGCCTAGATAAAGTCCACCAATGCCTGTCATAGCAGTGCTAGACTTGTTGCTCAGATTGATCCTTGGCACAGTAACGTCATCTGCATCAGACCTAATGAACGTGTCACATATGGATGCACATCCTTCGCCTTCAATGAGGATATTGTTATCGTATGGAGTGACAGTCAACCTATTACCAACGTTATCAAAATAGTTGAAGCTAGAATAGAAATAGCTGATATCATCGTAGCAGTGTATGCCGTTGCTATAGATGCGATCAAAGTAGCTACCGCTGACATGATAAGCAGTTGGGCCATCGACAGAAGCACCAAATCCTGTGGTGCTCTCGCCTAGCTTGAATCCTTTATACAGATCAAGGTACTTGCATGATGTAAAATTGACGCTGTGCGAATCGTCGTCACACAACACGCCAAAGGTGTTGTTAGTGAATTCGCACTGGGCGAAGGTGATATTATTAGTGTGATTAGCAGCAGTGCTGAATATGGCTAAGCATGCCAATCCGCTTCCCACAGAGGTTGGGCTTGTTATGCTGCCTTTGAATCCCACGCGATGGAAACGAGTGTTGGTCGTGCTGTTTATTATGAACACGTGGTTGGAAGTGACCTGCTCAAACGTGAGATCAGCGATATCAATGTAGTGTGGCAATGCTCCGCCGTTGTTGCCTATGTTAGCACCAACCTGCTGCAAGCTGTCAGCAGTACGTGCGACGCAGATTGGATCTGAATCGATCTGCTTGATTATGCTAGAGTTTAAGCCTTCACCTCTGAGATAAGCATAGGTTGGTATCTTGATCTCATCGCTAACTACATAGACGCCAGCTGGAAAGAACAAGCTTCGCCTTATCTCAGCATTGACATCTCTGCAATAGATCTCGTATAGAGCTCTGTTGATAGCTGCGGTATCATCAGTGACGCCGTCACCCTTGGCACCGAAATCCTTGACTGATGCCATCTCATCCATCTTGTCCTGGATGCTTCGCGCTACAGGGCTGTTAGCATCTGGACCTGTTTGGACAGTGTATCCGCCTGCTTCTCCCTTATAAGTGTAGCTCTGTGAGAGAGAAAGTATGTCTGAATATTCAGTCAATATTTCAGTGTTACCTACCTCAGGTGCTCCTTCCGAAGTAGGACCATTACCTATGTAGAGCTTGCGCTGATCTATGACCCAACCTAGCTCAGCAGCTGATAGCTGAGGTATGTTTTCTGACAGTCCGTAACGGTGCTGTATCCTAGATATTGATACGATTGGCATTGCGATATCCTATTGCTAGGAATATTTATCGCTCGCGCCAATACTGCTCTACGCGATCCCACCAGCCATCCTTAAACTGCTGGAAACGGGGGCCTTCTATGACGAAAAGCTGCCCCTGCAAATCACCCGAGCACATCATGATCACGCCCTGATCTATGTCAGTCCCGTAGAGCTTGTCGTGCGCTTGGGCGTAAGCTGCGAGCTGTAGGAAGTAGTCATCGATCCACTCTTCCTTCTTGGGCTTGTTGGTCTGCTTGAAATCCATGATAGCAGGGCGGCCACGCCACATGCCCACGCAATCAGTGGTTCCTGCATATAGCTCAGGATAGTACAGGTTGGTTTCTACGCCCCATACTTCTTGCACGTTAGGTTTAAGCATTTCTTCGATGATGACGCTAGCCATCTTGTGTGCCTGTTGCTGCACTAGATTTGAGCCTGGGGTGATGTCCATGCCTACGATGTAGCGTTCTAGGAAGCTGTGCATGGCAGTTCCTCGCCCGGCAGCAGCCTTGGTGATTTCTATGGCTTTCTCTTCGCCTACGCGCTTGCGCCATTCAGCTAGAGCCTGGCGCTTTTCCTCGGGCTTGGTCTTGTCTAGGATGGTAGTGACCGATGGAACCTTGCTGCCGTCTGGGCATAGGTATAGCCTGCCAGTAGCGCCTTCAGTCCTAGAAATGGATTTGTAATCGTAAAGCTCTTTGAACAACATCTGGCTATGTTAACATGCTAGATGTGTGATTGTCAACCAACTGCTTTGTTTGCTGCCCTAGCTGCCATCTTGGTAACGTCCTGCTGCGTACCTGGCACCTGTATTGGATCTTCTGGCTCAGACGACTTTGCTATGATAGCCTTGGCAGGGGATAGATTGCGCAATAGCTTCTTAGCAGCGTCGCTCTTGTTCAGTATGTCTTGGAGCTCGTCATATGTTGCTGGCATGCCTGCGTTCTTCATGACGTTGAGTATCTGAGCAGTCGGGACTTCCATCTTGGGTTCATCGCTCTTGCTTAGCATGTAATTAAGCAAGGCGACCAGGGTATCACCCTGGTCTGTGTCCTTGTGGAATGGTGATTCTATCTCACTCAGTCTCATATTAGGCGCGCTTCTCGCGTCCCATTGGTAGCTCACCGCCTGTTGCTGCATCGCTAGCTGCGAATTCGTCACCAGCGAGATCATCCTCAGCGCCTGGTTCTGCACCTAGATCTGCGTCCATGTCTGCGCCAGCGTCTGGCATTGCTATTGGCGCTGCTTCTCCGCTGAGACCGCGCACTGCGCTATCCATGCTGGTCCTTGCCTGCTGTACTGATCCAAGCAATGTGTTCAATGTTGACATTGCTGCGCTGCTGAAGGCATCAGCCTTCTCACCGCCCATGTTGCCACGGATGTTGTCAGTCAGTGGAGGAAGCTGCTCGTTCAGCATCCTTGAAACATCTTCAAGCATGCCCTGGATGCTGTCAACCATGTCCTTAGCGGCCATCATGCTCTCAGCTTGATTAACTTCGTCCTCAGAAAGCATAGACTCCTTGACAGACTTCTTCTTGAGCTGAAGCACGCCCTTCTTGTCGCGAGCAACGGTTTCCTTGCCCTTGGTCTTCTTCTCGACTTCCTTCTTGAACCAAGCAGTCATGTCCTTGCTGCCCTTTGGTCCAGCTTCTTCGACGGCCTCTTCGTCAACATGCTTTGGCAAGCCCTTGTGCTTGGTTCCAGCATACTTCTCGAGCTCCTTGGTGCTCATCTTCATCATTTCTTTTGAAGCACCCTTTAGGCCCTTCTTTGGAGCATCACCGCGCTTGGCTGCAAGAGCTGCGCCAGCTGCCTGCTGCTGTGCCTTGGAAACTGCTGCTTCTGCGATGAAACTCTCTAGCACCTTGCGGGCTAGCAGCATGCCAGTGTAGGCCTTGTCATTCTGGCTCTCATGCAACCTATTGCTGCGGCGCACTGAATTAAGCTTGTTATCAATGCTGGCCATCATTTCCTTAGCTTCGCTCACAGTAAGCCTATCGAGCTGAACGCTCCATCCTAGCTTGGCCTGCATCTTGGCGTTTAATTCGCTTGCACTCTTGAGATCTATGTCTGTTAGTTTCATCTGAGTAATCCTGTTTTATGGAAATATTTATCAAAATCGCTGATATAGGACCACTTGCTGGGTGCTATCCAATATGTCTATTATCTCGGTATCTGTGCGGCTAAGCCTGTCGGATATTATCTTAGCTCGCAGATCATCGTTCTTGCGTTCAGCTGCCAGCATGTGATGATCATATATGTGCTTGTCGATCAACAATCTGCTGAGCTTGTGTTCAGAATTAGCTAGGTAATTCTCTAAACCGTTATCCATGGCTAAGCTAGTAGCGTAGGCTATGGCCCACGATCTATAGCTAAAGGTCTCTAGCACTTTACCATACCTGCAGACAGCATAATAGCTGCCTTTCTTGATAACGTTGATGTCTTTGATCTGGAATTTGTGTTTAGTGGCATTGATGACGGGTTCGTTAGGAATCTGCTGGTAGATGAAATCCATTATCTTACCAAGCGATGTCTCGTCTAATCTCATAGCTAGCTTGCCCACTTTTCCTCTTGCGCCTCACTACGTCCTTGCGTATCAATGACTGCAATCGTTTGTAACTCTCGTCATCTAATTTATCAGAGTTGAAATCTTCCTTTACAAGGTCTTGCAATAAAGCAAATTCCTTGTCATCAATCCAAACCGTAACGCCCTGAGCTATCGTTAGTCTCATCTGTTCGTGATTATATACCACAGCAAGCCGCCGCTGAGACCTAACAAGGCTGTGATAGCTGAAGCTGCTATAGTCACTAGGGTGCGAAGCGCAGATGTTTCTTTATTAGTCAGAGTGTTCTTGATTTCTTCGATGCCATTATCGACCTTATCAAGACGTCTGGTCATGTCACTTTCTAGCTTGTCTATACGATCTGACATGCTCTGTATATCTTCCTGCAAACCTTTATACCTCTCGGCGCAAAGATCAACGTGCGCTTCTAGGCTCTGTTTCTCTATAGAGAGACTGCTCATGACATCCTTCCTTGTTGATTCTTTTTTGCCAAAGATGCCTGAGTGAGCCTAACTGTATTATTTAACAGTATCTGGACAATATATTGTGACGTTTTTAAGAGGACCAGTAATCATGAACTGTTGCGGGAAGCTAGGAACTGTCTCTGTCAGCCCGGTCATGATGGGAATGCCCTTGATGTCTTCTAGGAACAGTTCTCCATTTGATCCTAACACATCTGTCCTGTCCACTTCAAAGGACAAGACCCAGAGCTTGCAGGGCTCAAAGTTGACGGGCCATGGTACTAGGCCTGCAGGATACGTGTCTACGCTTATCACATGCGGCTGGCAACGCAGGCCTATGACCTGCAACAAGGTATCATAGTTTCGCTGTTGGTTGCGCTTGAGATACCAATCCTCATCATTGGTCTTGTTTCTCACGCCAGTAGGGGTTATGTCTACGGTAGTGATTATGGTATAAACCTGCATCAGTTGTACTCCCAAGCACCAGAATATGGCGGACAATCAGCGTTATGTAGAGGATCGCAATCTCTGAACCAAACACCTAGCTTAACACAGTCATCGCTGTGATCAAACATTATAGCATCGATGGTATCATACCCTAGATGAACAGCAGCCTCCCAACGATTGCTGCCCATCTTGACTGCCCAGATCATATCATCATCGTTGATCACAGGAGGCAGCAATGTGCAACCACCATAAGGCCAAGGTGCAAATTTCTCCGTCCACCATTGCAGTGTTACCTTATAAAGCAAAATGGGATACCATAGTCCTTGCTGTTCTATGCGCGGAACGTCCCTGGTGAGATATCGACGGTCTTCGTGTAAGCACATAGGGTTGAGCTTGGCTAGCTCATATGCTTGTATGCGAGGATCGCGCCATTTTGATGATAGGTGTCTTGTCATGATTAGAGGGTCACTACGTTATATAGCAACCCTCTAAAACTCTAGCTAAGCTAGCCCTTCAATTATGAAGTAGCAAGCTTGAAGCCAACGTCGGTAACAGTCGTACCAGAAACGTCCTTGCTGTTGGTGCCAACGGCAGTGCCGAGAGCGCGGATAGCAGCCTGTAGTGTGGTGTAGGTCCAGCTGGTGCGCTCGACCATCACAGAGATCTGCCATGGGGTGCTAGTCTCGACCTGGTAGTAAGAGATCGTGCCAGCACCGTGATTTGGAGAGGTGCCACCACCGAGGATCGTGCGGAGCACAACGTCGATGGTCTCATCAGCCTGACCTTCTGCGTCGATGTTTAGGGTTTCGCCTGATCCGTTCTTGAGTAGGATAGCGAAGCACTTTGGCTGTGGGCCAGCGATGCTGACGAGTGAGCCAAGATCGGTGTTCTGCTCAACGCCTGAGAAGATGTCACCGGTTGAACGTGCGATAGAAGCCATTTTTAGTTTCCTTTATGTTTCTGCATCCATTTGGATGCTGATGTATTTATGCTCTGGCAAATTTTTTACCCAGATAGTAGCCACCAATTGCAGCGCCAGCTACTTTTGCAGCAAAAGGTATGATGGATTTCTTAGGCTCTTCATCCTTGATCAGCAGGTCTTTCTTAGTAACAGCTTTGTTATATGGTGCATACATGTCAGATGCAGCTAACTCACGTTTCATGGTCTGATGTATCTTAGTTGCTGCAAGCCTGCGATCGTTTGGTTCTGCATAGTCCCAATCTGCTACTAAACGCCTAGCTGCTTTTAACCCAGGGCTTTGTATGCCTAAATCCTTCTGCAATCTTAGCAAGAACTTCCTATCATACTCAGAATCTTCTCGTCCTGCTGCTGTATTACGCAGGTAGCCCATTAGCTGTAGATATGGCAAGTTTATGTGCCTATCAGTTATCATCCTGCCTGCATACCGATCTGGATTCTTGATCATATAAGCCATATTGTGCAGATCGCTACCACTAGAACGCCACCCGTCTATGCTGCCGCTCTGTAAGGTCTGCTGAGCATACCTCTGAGCAGCTCTAGGATCAGTCTTCTTTAGTGTCTGAATAGCTAACATTGCATTGAAAAAATTATCAGCTAGTTCAGAAGTGAATATCTCTGACATCTTGGTTGGATTCTTAAACAACCTAGCTTCACTTAGTTCTTGTAAGAAGTCGAAGCTCATCTCATTTTCCTAAACTTTTCGGTTGCAGCCTGCGCATCTTTGCCCCTTAATACCTCAGTGCCTGATCTCCAAGCATTGTTAACCCAAGTATATTCCTTGCCCACATATGATACCTTGGATTGACCAGGGATTAATCTTTTGGGCTTTATTGTAGTCTGTTTAGGTGCTGTGGTTGCAGGTGCTGTAGCAGATTGACCTGCAGGAGCAACAGGCTGAGCAGCACCGCTCTTAGCTATCCTCTGATAGAGGGTCATCATCACTGCTGTTCTCAGTATATCAGCCACTTGCTGATCATTAGTGAGATCTGCTGCCATTATCTTCTGTTCTAATGGTGCAACGTCGTCGTCCCCTAACTTAGCATAACGAGCTATGATGCCACCTAGTGTTGATTGCTGCACAGCTCGATCTTCTATGTTAGCACCTTTCTTAGCTTGTATTTGTAGAGCTTGGTGCCATTTAGTAAGGAAAGGCTTTACATAAGCATTTGCTTGTTTTTCTACGGAAGTCGCTTCTGAAATCTCGCCGAATCTCATTGCCCAACCTTCCTGATACCGCGCATGAACTTGGCAGTATCCTGCCCGCGTATGCTGTTGATCAGCCTGCGCTCTAGCTCGCCAGCAGTCTCAGGATCGTATGTCTCACGTATGAGGTTCACTAGATTTATTGCTGATGAGATGATGTGGTTAGCCCTAGATTCTATTATGGCTTCCTTGTCCTGCGGATTATACGCAAAACTAATCTCATCCAATATGCTGCGAGTCTGCTTTTTCATGGTCTAATATTTATAGCTCTTTTGACGATTATGGAAGGTTGCAGACCTGTAATTAACTGCTGGTTTTTAGGTTGTTTAGCATCTGCTTGAGCTTTGAGCTCTGCACCTCAGCCGTTATCTTACCTGATTCTGCTGGTGCATCGCTGCTTGATGTTACCGTTGGTTTGCTCTTGATGCTATCGATGATCGAGCTAGTGGGCTTCTTGAACTGTGGTGATCCTTCATCTTCACCTAGGTCACGTATGCGCAAGCTGTCCTGATCAAACTCGAGATCAACCTTCTGGCCCACGCCGCTTGAACTACGTGTCTTCATGAGCTGCAACTGATAGCGCCCATGTTCCTTCATTGACCTGCTGGTGAAGATACCAAACACGTTGTCTGCTGTATTGATCTTGGAGATACCACCCGAGATGTGGCTGTGATCAAACTCGATCTCTTCTACCGCGCTTCTGTTAAGCTGAGAAGCGGTGACCAAGACCATGTCTAGTTCTTTGGCCAAGTTACGCAGTTCTTCTGACACATACTTGTCCTTGACGAACAAGTCTGAGGGACTGACCTTGGCGCTGACTGGCATCAGCAGATCGAGATAGTCAACGCAGATGTAGCTGAGCTTGTGCCCAGTCTGCACTTGCAGTTCCTTGAGATAACTGCGCAAATCGTTCACGTTGCTCTGTGCTGGCATGTACTTGATCCTCAAGCTGCCTGCTTTCTTGCCTACCATCTTGATCTTCATCTCAACGGTATCGAGATCCTTGAAGATCTCCTTGCTGGGCACGCTGGTCAGCATGCTATCAATACGCATGGCACAGAGCTCTTCGCTAAGTTCTAGCGTGATGTAAGCACCATCTAGTCCTGCTGTCATCCAGTTAACTGCTAGGTTCTGCATGAACAGCGATTTACCTGCACCAGATCCGCCTGCGAAGATCTCAAGCTCGCCCCTGTTGAAACCACCATATAGTTTGTTGTCTAGCACTGGCCAACCAGTTGACATCTGGCCGTTGCTAGACTTGAGCTTCATCAATCGCCCACGCGGGTCCTCGAAGTAATCCAAGCCTAGATTGCGTGTCAAGCTGATCTGCACTGCATCCTTGACCAGCTTCTCGATGGGATCATACTCGCCCTTCTCGATCAAGTCTGCGCTTTCTAGGATCACTCGCTTTAGCGTCTCATGCCTCGTGAATGATTCAAACTCATCCATGAACCAATCGATCATGCTGTCTTCAAGCTTGTCAATCTTGTTCAGCTCTGTGCCTGTTTCAGCCTTGACTTGTTCAGCACTGGGAAGATCGTTGTACTTCTTGCTGTAGTCACGCAAGAACGTTGATGCTGCCTTCAAGCTGCGATCAAAGTTGATGGGATCAAATATGTTCTGCACACGCACGAAGCTTTGGGCATCAGACAGCATGATCTCCAAGAACAGTTTCTGTAGATCTACTGAATAATCCTTAGATGCCATGCCTCTTCCTCATCAACTCTATCTTTAATTTACTATCTTGTTTAGCTTGAAGTATAGATCTTAATGTGAACAGTTTGCCGTACCGCTGCATGGCATCAGCAGCATCCTTGATGTCTGCCTGCCACTCTGGAAAGCTAACTGACCATCCATAAGTCAGTGCTGCATCGATCAGCCGGCCGCCGCTCTTGTCCATGTCTGGAACCACGATGATCTCTCTGCCCAAGCTGTCTATGATCTCTGCTTTCTTATCTGACACTTCATTAGTTAGCGCAGCCAAACCATTAACAGCTATGGCATCAAACGGTCCTTCAGTCAGCAATGCAAACTTGCTGTCGCGATGCTGCTGATCTACACCAAACACGTAATCGCTGCCAACGTGCTGTATGTACTTGCTCATGCCCTTGGTCAGATCAACGCTGCGGGCGGTGTAGCCAACTTCTTTGCCCTGCCAGGTGTAAGGTATCAGCACTCGCCTGCGATAACCATCCTCGTGGCTCCAGCGCCAATCCCAATCATCCAGCGAGAACCCTCGGTCAGTGATGTATGCTATTACCGCCGTGAGATCCTCGTCCTCGTAGCCGTTAGCTAGCCAATCTCTCACGCTGGCATTAGCTGGCAACTCTCGGGGTTCGAACTTTATCTCGGCCTTAGCACGCTCTTGCTGGACTATCTCTACGTCTAGCTGCCGCATGGCATCAAATACTATGCGCTGTATCTGCCCTTCGTCCATGCCCATCCAAGACATGAGCCTGCGCATCTTATAACCAAAATGCAAGCCAGGACGCCAGCTAGCTTTGTATCCACAGTTGAAGCAATGATAGCTTGCACCGCCCTCTGGCGTGAACAGCAGGCCGCCACGGCTTCGCTTGTCCTGCGTCTCGCCATTGTGAGTGCAGCAAGGCGCGTTGAAGCTCAGCCATCCCTTGGCTGCCTTCTTGTGCTTGGGCGGTAACACGCTCGATATGGCCTGCTGAGTCAGATTCATCAGTATATTATAACACGCTTCTAAAATAAGTCAAAGGATCTATCTGGACTAAGTATCTTGGTTATGGATTTGCATTTACAAGAATTTCTGGACAAGTATCCTTTTTTTGCTCTAGTCAGATACTCTGATCAAGAGTTTGTTTGCATCATCCAGAACCAAGACACTGATGTCACCACTATATATGACTTCAACAGCCTTAAGACCGAGGCACACCGAATCACTTTCATAGCATTAGCTGAACAATGGTGGTGGGAATCAAACAGGCAGATACCTATAAACATATTCCTCAAGAACGATTGGCATCAGTTCCGTTATGCTAGCAAGACCTTACTGACCAAGGAAGTCAACATAATAGCCGGTCATGCTGTTAGGCTTAATGATCTAGCCAGCAAGCGCACCAAGCGCAAGATGATACAGCTAGTTCGCCGCCCCACATAGAAGATTCATGTGTACTGCTACCAACTGCGCATAGCTAACCGCATGCGCTTTCTTGAAGTAATAGCTACCATCTGCAGGTTTAGTCCAGATATCCTCTGAGACTTCCTTCCAAGTCTTGCCTATCAGATGACGCTTAGCTGGACGTATGACCGCTAGGAACATGGCCATCCTAGGTATGCTGTTGACTGGTTCAGGCATCTTATGCAGGGTATCATAGTGGTTGTTGATGTGTATGATCTGCTCAACGAACTCCCTGTGATCCAGCATCTCCCACATGGGCTCTGTGTCCATGAGCTTCTGCAAGTGAGATTCATCCTTGACCTGCTCATAGACATGCACGTTGAGGAAGTCTAGCTTAACGTATGCTAGATCCTCTGCTAGCTGATAATCTATGCTAGCCCATCCTGTCACGGGATCAGTAGGCACGTCAGTCACGAACACACCTGTGTTGTGCTTGGTCCACTCGCCCTTGCGCTCTATGCTGGCAGGCACATGCTTTATCAGCTGGAGTATCTTTTCTCTGTCTGCGAAATCAATATCGATATCCATCAGAAGCCTGCCTCTCTAAGCACATGCTTGCACCATTCGGCATCTGCCAGATAATCTTTCAGTTTCTTGTTCCAGAACTCAGGGTCGATCCACGGATAGATCATGGCAATTTGTTCGTCGTTTAGCTTGCCCAACGCTTCAATGCCCGTGTCGGAGCAATAGATAACCCACGGTGACACGCGGCCGTTCTTGATCATAGCGCACATCCTATTGGTAGATGAATACCTAAAGAAGTGATTTACCACGCTGCTGTGCTCGTCTGCCCAGGCCTGCATCTCGACTATGGCACGTTCTAGCGCATCCTGTGGATTCTCCCTGCGCAGATACTCTAGCAGATACTGATCATAGAACGCATCTCTGGTCCAGTGATCTAGCTTCTTGTTGTTCTTGATCACCCATTCTGTGTAGCCAGCAGGATTGATAGCTCTTATGCCATGAAGATGCCTACCAAACTTGACGAAGGCCTTGTAGTAAGGGCTCTCTGAGAAATCCTCGTAGGTCTTGGTCTTGGCTGAGCCCTGCGTGAGCTCATAGAACTTGATCCATGCGTTGAAGCCTAGCCTCACGCCAACCTCGTCCTTCTGCTGATGCCTACGCTTGCTCTCACACAGATGCGCAGCCAAGGTTGATTCTTTCATGAATCCCTTGCCGCAGAACTTGCACTTGTATTCTTGTGCTAGGGGACCAGCTGCAAGTGCATCAGCGATGACCTTAGCGAGCTCACTCATCTGTTCCCTTCATCGCTGCTTTGATCTCTTTCTCGGTCCATCCTCTGTCCTGCAATTCTTTCAGGACGTCATCCTCGTTGTTCGTGGCTGCTAGGATCTCTAGTTCTGATTCGTTAGCGTTGGGATAGAGCTTGGCGAACAGCTTGAGCTTCTTGTCAGTCTTGCCTCGCTTGCCCGGCGCGATCCATCCATGCTTCTGTGTGCCCATGCCAGGACTAGCTGCTGTCATCAGCAGATATTGCAGCTTGGGATGATCCTTGATGGAGTTGAAACGCTTGTTGACAGTCTCGTTCACTGCCATGAGATAGTAGCGAGCAAAGTCGGGATTACCGCTCACGCTAGATGAATAGCGCATGTAGAGCCATGCAGGGAACTTGTCCTTCTGGGCCTGCTTGAGCTTGTTCCACCAAGCGCGATCCTTGCGATCAACAGCTGGTAGAACGTCTGCTAGCTTGATAGCTGATTCATCATCTGCCATGCATCACCATGCTTTAGTTATATCAATGATCTCAGATTGTTTCGATATTTCTTTCACGAAGAACGCACATCTAGGATTGGGCTTGTCTTCTAGTGGTATCGCTAAGATGTGGCCTGGCTTGAGCTTGGGGAAGTACCACTTGACGTCTTGGTAGACATCAATGATCTCTATCTGCTCGTAATTGGGCATGATGCCTTTGATGGGATTGAACGTGAAAGCCTTGAAGCTGCGGTCGTTCAACCTAGTCAAGGGCAGCACTTCTAGATCACCAAAGTCAGGCTCTCCCACTAGCATCTGCCAGTTGTAGGGCATCTTGATCACGTTCTTACCGATCTTCATCACCAGTGCTGGATCGTTGAACGTTTCCATGAATATGAGTGGAATGAAGAAGTAGTCTGGATCCTTAGGATCTGAATTGTCTAGCACACAGAACCGCAGATCATCCACGTATTCTGGCAAGTCGTTCATCTCATAAGCTGTGTTTTCTGCGGTCAATATCTTCATTTAACTAATATAGCACTTTGCTCATTACCGATCAACCTTATATCGCCAAGTCACGACATCATCGATCTGTTCCTGCGTCCAGTTGTCGTAATAGCCCTGCTTCTTTAGCATCTCGCTGGCCATGTTGAGCTTGGCTGTTTCTTGCAGCAAGACCAGCGCCCACTTGCCTTGATTCATCTTTTCGCCAGCCACGATCTCGGGATCATCGGGGTGATCTTCCAGCGCGACCAAACCAGAGGGCATCAACCACTTATGGTTGGCCTGCCAAGTCAAGTCTGATAGCTGCAAAGGAGACACCTGTTCCTTGTTGCAACCTAGCACGATCACTTCCTTAGGCAGACCAAGCTCTGTGATAGCATAGAGATTGTTAGTGAGATGTTCTGCGTTGTCACACAATACCCAATGTATCTTGTTCGTGACTAGAGCATTCCTCGCAAATGGGCAAGGCACGTGTCCTAGCTTTTCGTTAGGTACGCTGACCCAGTTCAGTATCCATTCACCTACGTCATTGATCAATTCTTGCTCAGAGCTCATCTGGCCAATCCCTATATAATGCATGTTGGATGTCATCATCCACGAACTGATTGAAGCTCTGATGCTTGGCTTCTAGATCACCTTCCAAGGGTGCTACACGCTTGAAGGCTGCATCCATCTGCGCCATGTCCTTGAACTCCATCATGATGTGCCATTCAGGAAGATCTGCTATGCTTCGGAACCCCATCTTGCAGCGAGTGATCCTGTAGCTTTGCAGCTTCTTCTCTAGCATAAGCTGGTTTAAGAATGACTTCATGTTAGCGACCCACTCCTTGTCAGAGATGTCGCCTTTCTTGTTGGCCCAGATATGATATATGTCCATCAGATTGGTCCCATTGTCTCGAAGCCTTGCATCTCTTTCTTGTATTCGTCAGCGTGACCGAGATAGAGATAGTGGAAGCCTCTGTTCCTGTAGACTGCACATTCATGCTTGAGGCTGCTGATACCTAATCTGAGACTAGGATCCTCGTAGTTCCAAGCGAACTGTATGCATTCCGCGTTACGCTTGTCATACCTGCGTATGATGCTGAAGGCGATCAACTGGTCACAGTCGTCATAGTAACCTATGACGTCATTGCTAGGATCAGTATATTCGCTGTCGAAGATTGGCATGTAGCTGGGAAACTTTTTGTACCTACAATAGGCGAGGTATATGCCCCCTAGCTGCAAGGGATCAGGGTTGGATAGGTATGTCCATCCACCCTGCATTTGAGTATAGTCAGTCCTGCGTAGGTCTATTCTTGCGTATATCATCTCATATGTTTATCTTCTCAATTGAGAACGGGTAATTAGCTTCGCGATAAAATTGCTTGCGCTTGCCAAGATGCCTTTTCGAGAACTTGCAGGCTGATGTGATGTCCCAGATCTGAACAAAGTCCTTATCTTCCGCACGCCTAATTCCACGGCCGATAGACTGAATAACACGAACGAAAGACTTGCCAGGCTCAACCAGCACAAGATTGAAGATGCGAGGTATATTAATGCCAACGGCAGCCACGCCATAAGTCGCAATGAGTACCTTATCATCGACCTCAGCCACTTCATCATATTCTGCCTTGCGATCACCAGCCTTGGTTGCACCTGATACGAATACTGCATCCTTGATCCTCGATTCCAGTTCCTTGCCGGTAGTTATGCGATCCACTAGTATGAGAGTATTGCCTGAGGTTCGCACTGCCTCTGCGACGCCAGCCATCCAATCCAACCTATCTGCGTTGGTCACTAGGTGCTGCATCTCGCTCTGGTAGTTGGCATAGGCTTGCGTTTCCTGCGTCTGCAGGACCTTGACGTGGCATTGCGCTAACACGCCCCTGTCTTGCAGTTCGCTAGCAGCCACTCGATTGATCACATCGCCCAAGCTGCACTTGATAGAGATGAACTCGTACTGTTCCTTGGGGATGGTACCAGTCAATCCCCAACGTATCTGCACCTTGTGTAACACACCTGTCAGCAAGGTCTTGAGAGCATCAGCCTTGGCTTGATGCACCTCGTCCACGATCACCGCGACCACATCCTCGATGAAGCTGCCAATGTCAGCTTCGCCTTCCTTAGTCTTCTTGAGCATGTTATTCAAGCTCTGCCAGGTGCAGATGGTATGTGTGCGGCCTACCTCTTTCCTGTCACCAAAGTAGACGCCAACGTCTAGCTGCATGTTCTTGTAGTCGGCTTCGGTCTGCGTGACCAAGCTCTTGTTGGGAACGATGACCAGCGTCCTACCATACGGTTCCATCTTGTGGCTCAGCACTGCTGTCATCAGCGTCTTGCCTGCGCCTGTTGCGATCTCCTGCAAGGCCTGCGGGTTGTGCAAGAAGTTGTTGATGATCTCTACCTGATAGTCGCGCAGCATGATCGGCTGACCAGCAGCAGGATGACCTTTTGGCCACTTAACGTAGCTGTAGCTGTCCTCTGACACTTCCTCGAATTGGAAGTTCTGCCTAGCTTCACGCTGGTCTACTAGCTCAACGTGATAGTTGCGCTGATCTAGCTCTGCTAGGATCTCTGGCAGCAGATTGATGTAGGTACTGCCGCCCATCTGGAAGAATGAAACGCAACCATCCCAGCGCCCGAGACGGACAGCGGGCAGGTGCCTCGCATATGGAATCTCGAACTTGAACTTCTTGACCAGACGCTTGCGCATGTCAAGGTCGAGATCCTCAAACTTGCAATTGACCTCGTCCTTGATCACTAATCGGCAACTAGGCATCTACCCTCTCATCATCTGCAATCATATATAGCACCGCTAGATACTGTTGCGCTAGTTCTAAAGCGGCTTGATTGCCGATCAACACATCAGTGACCAACACCGATTGCTTGGCCTTTGTTGACACTTCTGTTGCGAAGCCTGGTTTGACCGTGATGTATTCCTTAGAGCAGGCATAGTAATCACTGGTCTTGGCCATGACCCTAGGCATGCTGTTGGTCCTGTACAAGAACACGTAATTGAGATCATTGGCCGTGCGCATTAGCTCGTTAAACTTCTGCCAGACCATGTTGCTCTGGCCAGGGTATGAATCCTCGGCGGGGAACTGGGCTTCGAGCAGCATGCGCCGCGGATCCGTGACGCCAAAGTGTTCCAGCAGGGATCTCGTAACGCCCATGCCATGCTTGAAAGCTAGCAAGCCCATCTTGAGCACATCGCCCTGTGGATCAAATCCATGTTGGTGCATGCTCTCGATCAAAGCATCCGTGCAGTTAAGCATCTCGAGACCGTTGCTGGTCAGATCAAGCAACGGGTAGACCTTGCTGTATAGCTCAAACGATCCTGCGATGTCCAATAGCTCTTTCAGCTTAGGATCTATCTTCCATTCAGTGCTGTTGAATATCTTCATCTTGACCAGCTCTGCTATGTTGCATTCTAGCAGATCCAACGACCAATGCTTGGCAGTAGCATCCCACACCCAATGGCCAGGCATCTCACCAGAAGCTGTGCTGAGCTTGGCAATTACCTTTGGGTCATATGGGAACTTGATGTAGATCCTCTTGTCTTCTATCCAAGCCGAGTGGGTCCTGTCTACTTCTCGGATCGGCAGCGAGAGCGGAATGTCTTCGCTTTCGAGATAGCTAGGGTCGAGTCCAAGCTGTGTCCACTGGCGCTTGTATTTTTGGATTACCTTGACGGCTAACAGGACCTGCCTATCAGTCAACCCAGTGTTATTCCTGATGCTCGTGCAGACGCTCTCAACAAACCTGATATCGTAGGTCGCTAGCTTGATGGGCTTGTTCCTGCGCCATGGGTCTTTGACAGTCTGTCCATTGATGTCGATCAAGCCGCCCATGAACAGCAACCAATCTTCTAGGAACTTCAGTGACAAAATAATTCTCCCATATCAATCTGCAAATAGAAAAGGGAGGATGAAGGCATTGCTGCCCTCATCCCCCAAGTTGCCCCGCCCAAGCTAGGAGTCTCGGTGGGGAGTAGGATCATGCATTCTTCATGCATGTGTTCTCTGCGATAGCCTTCCAACGGTCCTCGCTCATGCGGCGCAGGTCAGCAAGCTTGATCGCCATGCGCAAGCTGACCTCGCGCAGCCTGGAAGACTTCTCAGTCATGAAGTCCAGGATCTCAGCTTCCTGCTCGTTGGTCATGCCGTAGGCTGGGAACAGCTGGCCCGTGCGAGCGATCTGCTTGATGCGCAGCAGCTTGTCGCGCATGGTATCGATCGTCAGGTCCAAGTAGTGGCAGCGTGACATCAGCGCAGCAAGGTGATCCTTGAGCTTGGTGCTCTTGACGCTGTCGAACTTGATGTTGGTGATGAAGATCACCGCGCCCTTGAAGTCGAACTTGTTGGGCACACCTTCGCGACGCAGCATGGCGCTGTCAGCGTTCCAGTGGATGGTACGCTTCTTGGAACTATCCAACGCAGCCTTGAGCACGTTGAGCGACACGTCTTCCATCAAGATGCTGTCGCAGTCGTCGAACACCAACACGTTGCCTTCATCGCTGAACTCATGCAGCTTGCAGTAGAGTCCGATCGGCGTCATCGCGCCCTTGACCACTTCGTACTTGCGGCGTCGACCTGCGAGGTCGTCCAGTAAGCCGCTCTTCTGGAGCTCAGCTTCAACGCCAAAGCTCTTACCAACACCCGGCGGACCAACCACGATCATCGCACGGACGTCACCGTTAACGGTAGCAGCAGTCATCTCATCGAGGATGGCAAATCGCTCGCCAATACGCTCCATGACCTGCTCGTCCGTCTCAGCCTGCACTTCCTTGATAGGCGTCAATACCTGCATGTCTTCTCCGTCAACTTCGATATCATTCTCATCAACCAACACGCGGATGACGCCGCGCTCGGGCAAGATACCCGTAGCGTCAACAGTCACGTACCCACCCTTGGCACCCTCTTGGTAGCCCTTGACGAGCGGAAAGGTGCAATTGACAACCGGGGCATTCCGATACATGCCGTTCTTGATTGTGATGTACTGCATTAGGACCTCCTAGCTTCCTTGTTGCTGTCTACACATATTAGCACCTGCACTAGGTGCGTCAACTGAAAAATCAGTACTGACCCGAAAGAAGTGCTGCCTTGGCTTCGTTCAGCATCTTGGCCTTGGCGCGGAGCGGAGCGCCACGGAGCTCACCGTCGCAGCAAAGGTTCTCAGGGGAAAGATCACACTCGAGCGAGTCGAGAAGCTCGCGGGCGTCCTTGGGGGAAATGTTTGCGGGATCAATCTGCGGCTGGTTGAACCACATGCGCTGCATATTACGCTGGGCAATGTACTGGGTGAGGTACTTGTTCATCGCTATCTCCTTAGCGGTTGAAGATCTGGAAGCACGTATCGTAGGAATGCTTTTCCTGGCACTTGGTCATCTCAGCGTTATTGCTGTAGCTGAGAGTCACGAAGCTCATCACACCGTAAACCGTTGCAGCAACCAGTACCCAAAACATCGTACGCATCTACTTGCTCCTTGCTCTATACACACATAATATAGCCAAACACACAGGGGTCAACCAAAAAGATTGTGCTTGTTTTTCAATGACTTACGTGTAGGTAGTCAGTAAGTCATTGATATAATTGTCGTCTGCTTCACCCAAATCTTTGTAGAGTTCAACAGTGTGGCTGTCATGTCCAAATTTGGCAAGCTTGCGACCAGCAGCATCGTTATCGCAAATTGCAACGACTTTGCGAGTAGCTTTAACGATAAAGAGCCATTCGCGAGTGGTATCGTCCAAATCGTTACTTAACGTAGCAATAGCACTAACACCCTTTGCGGTTAGCCTTGCAGCATCGAAAATACCCTCAGTGACATAAAGGGTATTGGTCAAGTGCCAGCTTTCCAAGCCCCAAACAGCTAGAGCACGTTCCTTTTTATAGGTGTAATACCTGCTCATTTTTGGGTCATTATCGCGGTGCTTATCCTTGTCAGGACGATACCTTTGATATCCAGCCAACTTGCCGCTAAGGTTCCAAAGCGGAAACGTAGCAGTCCGCTCGATTTCATCGATCCAAACTGTATGCAATGCGAGGTCTAAATGTCTCGCTTTCAAATTTTCTAATACAGTGGTCATATTTGCGTCCTGTTATTGTTTATACAATAGCAGAAATTGGATCAAGCACAATCGAAAAGATTGCCCTGCTAGATCAAGCACTTAGCAGGGCATTCAGCACGGGCTTGTGCTTCTTAACAAGCTCGCGCTCACGCTCGTGGGCCTCAGCCTTGCCCCGCACGACCTCGATCAGCTCAAGCTTGGGCTCGTGGCGCTCTACACTGCGCAGGGCTTCGTAGATGAACCAGTTCCAACGATCAGGGTCGTTGCGGCGATACCAATGCTTGTTATAGCGGCGCTTGATGCTGGTGATCACGCCCCCGTCCACGACGGTGACCCCAATGTAGCTCTGCTTGCCCACTGTGATACGGTAGATAGCATGCTTACGGTCTTTGCGGCGCTTGCGCTTCTTCGTTTCCATACTGCTATAATAGCACCGTTTAGGGGTGGGTCAACCAGAAAAATGCCCAAAAATACCCCTAAAAGATCAATGACTTAGCGAGTCCAATGATTTCAATGACTTAGCGGTTAGCCCTGCAAGCGCAACTTAATATTGTAGTCTGAGAACTTGTCCTTCCAGGCCCAAAACGTCTTGCCGTGATCTATGCGGTTTTGGAACTCTACCTGATATTGGTGCACCATCTCATGTGCAAGGACTTCTATGAATTGGCGCTTGCTCTTGAACTTGAGGTTCATGACTATGCGATCGCAGGTGGGCTTGCTCAGGGGCGGTTTACCATCATCTAGCGTGCCATAGCAGATGCCGTATGCATCAGACATGTACTTGATCTGCAGGAGTGGGCGCTTGAGCTGATCATCAAACAAGCAATGGTTTATGATGTTGTACGCGCGGCTTAGCTGCCTAGGGGTTGGACTAAAGGGTTCAGCTTTTACGCTGGCTCCTGCGAGATACTTCTTGAAATAAGCCCGCTTGCCCATTTGATCTCCCCATGCAAATACTTATTCGTACAGCCTGGATCAAAAACAACTGATATTTTTAGAGGTGCGTCCAGTTCTTGGTGAGGATCTTTTCGGTGATCTCATGGGGTTTTGGCTTGCCGTGGAATATGACCATCTTGCAATCCTTTGGTATCACGCTGGCTGGCTCTTCCCTGTGATATTGGCTAGTGCGTCCATTCTTGTGTCCGCCCCTCCAGATCTCCCAACGATAGCTCATGGCCCATTCGTGCGGCCATCTCTGATACTGTTTTACTTCTGATTGTATGAAATCCTGATCACCCCGGTGTTTTGCCATGTTCTCATCACGGGCTGACTGGAACCGTTCATACAACCAATGCATGTCAGAATCCGACCATGCCATGACAGAACTGTTCAATCCGTCATATCTAGGAATGAAGGCTCGATTAAAATCCTGGCAGATAACGAAGCTAGGGTTGCTGTAGTTCCACATCTCCGTGCAGTTACCAGTGACGATAACATCTAGATCAACATACAAGTTTCGACCCTGCAGATTGTGGGCAGCGTTGAATATCTCCATCTTGAACCACCACCCTCGGCTGGATGGTACTCGCCATGAAGGAAGATTATGTATGACCATGCCAGGCATGCGCTGTATGTGCGAAGCATCATCAGTGAACACATGGAATGCAAAGTTCTTGTCCATGTGTCTCTTGAATCCACAATAGAGATTGAAGACGTATTCAGGTCCGTAGAGCTTGCCCCACTTCACGCATATCAGATTACGTTGCACCGCCTACTGAATCCCGTTCTATGTCGTTGTGTGAGAACTCTGCCCAGTAGAGCTCAAAGCATACACAATCTTCCTTGCAGACGAACTTGTGTTTCTCACCAGGTGGAACCTTGGTGTATTCGCCAGCCTTGAGAACCGTGACGTCAACTAGATCATAATCGTTCTTCCAGACATGTATCTCTAACACACCTGATTCCACGAAGAAACCATTCCACTTGTATTTGTGCAGATGCTTGCTGCATTGATAGCCAGCTTTGATCTCTGCTCTATGGAATTCTAGGACACCGTTAGCTTCCACCAACTCAGTGCTGCCCCATACCTTGCCTTGCCTCATATATCCTCCTTGCTAATTCTAGATCACTTGGTGTGTTTACTTCACCTTCAATTTGTTGCACCCTCATGGCACCGATGGTTGAACCATACTCTAACCATCTTATTTGTTCCAGATTTTCGATATACTCGAGAGTGTTTTCGCTGCCTGCCGTCAAGGCAAATACACGCAAGGTCGGGCGCCTGAAAGCATAGACTCCTGCATGTGCGAATCCATGCTTTAACGGCGACCTCGTGAACCAATGTGCTCGCATGAGATTGCCTTCCACATAGCTGCATATTGCCTTGACAGTGTGCGGGTTCATCTGTTCGCTTTCACTGATGTCGTAAACTATCGTGCCAACATCAAAGCCGTGCTCTAAGGGAAGAGTTGATGTCAATATCTGCATGGGATGGATGAATGGCAAGTCGCCTTGACAGTTTATGAATATGTCCTCATCAAACAAATCCACGACGGATGCTACTCTATCCGTGCCTGTCAGTGCGTCTTCGGTGATCCTAACATCTACATCAGGTAGTGCTTCTTTGAGTTGTTTGCTGTCAGTGAGCACCGTTACCGGATAACCAGTTGCCGCTGCCTTGTCATAGACATGCCGTATGAGCGGCCTATCGCCTATCATCTCTAGAGGTTTACCGGGCAATCTCTTGCTGGACATCCTGGCAGGTATGAGTATTCGCACTTTCTTCATCTCATGATCCTTGTCAGAGTCGCTCTCAGATCCTTAATGTCTATCATGTTAGGGCCATCGCTTGGTGCATTATCTGGATCATCATGCGTTTCCATGAACAAGCCATCAATGCCTATGGCATAAGCGGCTTTAGCGAGTGGTTCCACGAACTCCCTCTGTCCTCCAGAACTGGTTCCATTGCCGCCTGGTTGCTGCACGGCATGAGTAGCGTCGAATATGATAGGCTTGCCAAACTGTTTCATGATAGGGATACCTCGGAAGTCTACTACCAAGGTGTTATAACCAAAGCTAGTACCACGCTCAGTGAGCCATACATCGTTGTTTGGAATCTTTGCTATCACGTTCTTCATGTCCCACGGTGCTAGGAACTGTCCCTTCTTGACGTTGACTATGTCTACAGCTTCTCCTGCTGCCTGTAACAGATCTGTCTGCCTGCAAAGGAAGGCAGGTATCTGCAATACGTCTACAGAAAAAGCTAGCTTCGGACATTGCCAAGTCTCATGCACGTCTGTCAGAGTCTTGACCTTGAAGCCTTCTCTTATTCCTTGCAGGATGTCTGCGCCCTCTTCTAATCCAACACCGCGGGCACCTCTTGCGCTGGTCCTGTTAGCTTTGTCGTAGCTTGACTTGTAATAAAAGTCTATATCACGAAATGGACTGATCGCATCGAGGATCAATTCGCACATCTTGGTAGCATGCTCTCGAGATTCTATCTGGCAGGGGCCTAGTATGAGCTTAAACGTCACGGATGATGTCCTCCTCGATGCAATTGGTTCCAAACTGTATCTCTACTACTTTCACTGGTTGTTCTGTGATGTTGAACAACCTGTGCCACTCGTTTGGTTTGATCTCTAGCTTGCCGTGCGTTGGTATCATCATCACATGCTCGGGTGTGCCTAGCCCTACGCTAGCAGTGCCGCCGCTCACTAGCCATATCTCTGATCTATGTTCGTGCTTTTGCCTGCTGAGGCTCTTGCCGGGATCTACCACTAGCTCCTTGACCTTGACTGTCTGTCCTTCTGAATGTAGCACTCTGTAATAGCCCCATGGGCGCACGGTCTTAGGTGCCTTCCATTCTTCCAATATCCAGCTGCTGGAGTTTGCCTTGTTCTCTCCACCTATGCCAAACAGGAACTCAACGCCTGATTCTGTCATCTCAGGAATGTTTTCAACAGTCCTGTCACCGCCGTTCATGAAACGTATGTGATGGCTAGCAAACATCTCCTTGACTTTCTGTATGGCATTACGTGCTGAGCCATCGCTGTCATCAAAGTCTATGACATAGTTGATGCCTTGTATGGCTTGCAAGACAGCCGCACGTTCTGACCATGGCATGAAGGGCCGTCCCTTCTTGCGAGTTAACCACCCGTCTGAGTTAAGCCCTACTACCAATATGTCACAGTGCCTAGCCGCTGACTTTATGTAATTTATGTGACCGCTGTGTATGGGATCAAACCCACCCGTGATCAAACCAATGTCTAATTTTGCCATCTTAGCCTCACATAAATATGACACTATTATATATCAGGAATCAAAAATGAGCAAACGAGTTTACATCGGTTGGGATAGCAGGGAAGACATCGCATATCAAGTAGCAAGGCATAGCATATTGAAGCATGCACACGGTGTTGACGTAGTTCCACTAAAGCTACATGAGCTCAAGGATCAGGGGTTGGTCACAAGACCAGACGATCCCAAAGCCAGCACGCAGTTCACTTTCACTAGATTCCTGGTGCCACATCTAAACAAGTATCGAGGATGGGCGTTGTTCGTAGACTGCGATTTTCTCTTCCGAAGCGATGTCAACGAGCTGTTTGATCTAGCAGATCCCAGCAAGGCAGTGATGGTAGCCAAGCACGAATATAACGTCGCAGATGGTTCAGCCAAGATGGACGGTAAGGTACAGCATGCCTATCCTAGGAAGAACTGGTCAAGCTGCATCTTGTTCAACTGCGCACACCCTAAGAACATACAAGGACTAGATCCTCTAGTGATCAACGAAGCGACCATGAGCCACTTGCATCAGTTCCGCTGGCTAGACGACGAGGATATCGGCGAGATACCTCACACATGGAACTGGCTAGTTGGGCATTATCACGAGCCCAAGGATGGCATTCCAGATGCTGTTCATTACACGCTAGGTGGGCCTTGGTTTGATGAATACAAGGATGTTGAATACGGACATCTCTGGGACGAAGCCAAGAACGAATATTACAAGAGCTGGTGAAGCACTTCCTGCGCTAAGCCCGATTGCATCTCTGCTTTAGTGAACTGCCTATAGCTGAGAGTGTTGATCCAGCTTTGCCTTTCTGGCATGCGGGGTTTTTCTATGCTGCTCAATTGATCTGTAGATATGGTAGAAGTTGCAGACGACGGGTGTGATATCACAGGTATCCCAGCTATCGCTGCTTCTACTCCAACTATGCTAGCCAGGGTAACTACTGCCCAGCAGTCTTTTAAGTCTTCTGCTACAGATTTGGTTTCTACCATAGGGCCACTGGTGCCATTCTTTCGCGGCTTGTTCCTGATCACGATTGGCCTGTCTGTGTGTTTCTTGAGCTCTGCTAGGGTCTCGTTCAACCACTGTTTCGCATATCTCCCTGTCACCCAGCTAGTCATGGTATCGCTGCTGGGTGCTATCAATATGTGGCTACCTGATTTGCGCCAGTCTCTGAGGCTTAAACCTAAAGATTTTACTCTATCCTCGGGATAATCGTTTGCTCTAGTCTCATGCAATCCGTTTGGAATCAAGCGCCAATGGCAAGTCTCAGCAGTGTGTTCTCCCATCCATCTGTTAAAATAAGGCATGTCGGCGAACAGCCATGGAATCTTTTGATTCACGCAAGCTTTGCTTATGTTGAAATTCTCTGGCCTTAATCCCCATATGCAGACTGGCCTAGAATCTGGTTGCCAGTGATTGTATATGGTAGATCCTGCCCACCCCTGTTGCAAGGGCGTGAGCACCTGCCAGCATTTGCTGGTGGGTTTATTTTTAGGTCCTATGATGTTTAAGCCAGCCATTATGTATGTAGTTATAAATAGCTGCATGATACCTTATCTCTTTGTAACCACATTTAACAAGAACGGTTACCAGCTGTACGGGCAGAAGATGCTGGAATCTTTCCTGAACTTCTGGCCTGCTAATCTAAAGATGATGGTTTACATCGAAAATTTTGCTATCGATAAAGATCTAGCGAACAACCTTCGGATATTGACTAGAGATCTCAATGCCGTGCAAGATCTAACCATATTCAAGAACCGACACAAGAACAACCAAAAAGCACACGGCTTTTGGCCAGAAGGTAGGACAGCTAAAGAATTCCAGTTTGATGCAGTGAGATTTAGCCACAAGGTATTTTCCTTGTATGATTGCTTTAAGAATCCTCCGCTAGAATACAAGAGCATGATATGGCTAGATGGCGATACCATAACGTTCAGGCCGGTTCCTGACAACTTCTTAGAAACAGTTGCACCTAGGAATTTCTGGAACAGCGGTGTAGGAAAACAGAAATATGGTATATCTTATCTCGGCAGATCGAGGCAGCATAGTGAATGCGGGTTCATGAGTTTCAACAAGACGCATCCGCTCATGCCTGCGTTTTGGGAGATGTTTGCTGACATGTATCGCACTGATCAGATCTTTGATCTAGCAGAGTGGCACGATAGCTTCGTGTTCGATCACGTGAGGAAGATCTTTGAAGCAAAGGGCATGATAAATCTCAATCTCACTCCTAAGATAGCTTCTGGTCATCCATTCATAAACTGTGATCTTGGATTATACATGGATCACATGAAGGGAGCTAGGAAACGCAACGGTCGTAGCAGAAAGACTGAGCGACACATGAAAACCGACCAAGATCCAGATTGGTGGAAATAACATGATCAGTCTATTATGTCCTACTAGAGGTAGACCCGATCGCGCTGTTCAATTCTTGGACAGCGTGCTTTCAACACAGACCAACGATAACGAGATCATCTTTGGTCTACAGACAGATGATCCCAAGCTCAACGACTATCCAAAAGAGATAACATCCAGAGCGATGTTCTTTGAACCTAGTTCAACTGTCTATTACTGGAATGCCATGGCATCTATGGCTACAGGGCATCTGTTGACTCTCATAGCAGATGATGTCATCATGCGCACACCTGGATGGGACAATAAATTTGAAACCGCTGCTGCTCAATATCCAGATGGCATATGCTTGATAACCACGCAAGATGGACGCAATCCTGGAGAGCCACCAGATCAGCTACCTACACCTCATCCTACCATCACCCGCAGATGGTATGAGACACTAGGCTACTTCACCTTTCCTGGATTGTTCCACTACTATGCAGACACTTGGAATTCTAGCATCGCTAGGAGACTGGGCAGGCAGATCAATCTTTACGATGTCATGTGGGAACACATCAAGGAGTTTGATGATACTCGCAAGGAGATGCGCCGTAACAAGTGGGCTGAACTCGACGACATGGTCTTCAAGCAGTGTGTTAGGCACTGGGAAACTGATCTAGAGCTTCTCAGAGACAAGATAGAAAGATAAGCATGCTTACAGTCATAATGCCAGCTGCCGGAAAAGGCACGCGACTAAACCTTCCATATCCCAAGGAGATCTTGCGCCTCGACAAGGAGCAAGCGTTGATCGACTATAGCTTTGACTTCTTCCGTGACTATGGCAGGAGAGACGTTGAGTTCGTGGTAGTGATCAACGAAGACAAGACCGAGATAGTAAGATATCTCAGCAAGTACAAGGACAAGTTCAACATCAGCTTTACCTTCCAGAATCCTAACGAGCGCGAGTACACTGGTGCCATCAAGAGCGCCAAGCATCTGTTCGGTGAGCACAATGTGGTATTGCTACCTGATACCATCATGACCTTAAAGCCAGGTGTTGACCTAGTAGAAGCTGTGCAAGATTCTGTTACCGAGACTGGCTTCACTTTCCTCTACAAGCGAGAGTCAGAAGACAAGATGCTACGCACCAAAGGCGCACTATTGATCGATGAGAACGGGCTAGTCAAGAGCTACGAAGACAAACCCGAGGAAAATGTGAGTACCTATAATGCCTTCTGGTGCAGCTTTGCTTTCCGCAAGAGAGCTTTTGATCCTGCTATTGCTTTCATGGAGAAGAGCACGCTCAGGCAGCGTGTGTTGCCTAACGAGATAGAATCTACTCCAATATACAGCAGCAAGGGCATAGAAGTCCTAGACTACAAGGATCTAGGCACCTGGGATGAGATCAGGAGACTGTTGCGTGACACTATCTAAGGTCATAGTGACAGACTGCGATGGTGTGCTGCTTGATTGGGAGTTTGCCTTTGACGTCTGGGTAGCCGAGAAAGGTTACAAGAGGCTGCCTGGTACCGAGCAGATATTCTGGGCAGGCAGCAGATATGGCATACACAATGATGATGTCTTGAAGCTCATATATGAGTTCAACGAATCGGCCTGCATAGGCTTTCTTCCTGCGCTGCGAGATGCTCAGCACTATGTCAAGGCACTAGCCGACCAAGGTTATGAGTTTGATTTAGTATCAAGCCTGCATGTTGACCGTTATGCACAGATGTTGCGCATCAATAACCTGACGCACATATTTGGTGATGTGTTCCGCAAGATCAATGCGCATCTCAGCATCACAGGTAGCAAGGAAGATTTCCTGCGAGAGCATTACGAATCTAGCAACTGTTGGTGGATAGAAGATAGGACTGACCACGTGGATGCTGGTATCAGAGTAGGCATGCGCGGGCTATTGATGGATCATCCGTACAACCAAGATTACGTAGGCAAAGCCACTAGAGTCAAGAACTGGCAAGAGATATATGAGATAGTAACAGGAAATGATTTTACATGAGCACACCGCATCTAGAAGCTAACCTAGGAGATTATGCCGAGACAGTGTTGCTGCCTGGTGATCCCCTGAGGGCGCAATGGGTAGCAGAAACTTATTTCAAGGACATCAAGTGTGTTAACAAAGTACGAAACATGCTTGGCTTCACTGGGCTTTACAATGGCAAGAAGATCAGCGTGCAAGGTTCTGGCATGGGACAACCTAGCCTAGGCATATACGTGAACGAGCTATACGATCGTTATAGAGTCAAGAACATCATAAGAATTGGTAGCTGCGGTGCTATCGATCAGGCTCTAACAGTAGGCAGCATAGTAGCTGCCATGACAGCTTGCACAGATTCAGGGTTGCCTACTAGCATAGCACAAGGTTGGCATTATAGCCCAGCAGCTAGCTATCATCTATTAGAGAACTATGTCAAGCAGCACAGGATGAGAGGTTTGCCTATAACAGTAGGCAGCATAGCAAGCACAGATAACTTCTATCAACCAAATTCGCTCTGGTGGAGGCCCTTGGCCGATCACGGCGTGATAGCAGTAGAGATGGAAACATACATGCTGTACACGCTAGCACACAGGCATAAGCGTCATGCACTTTCAATCAACACAGTCAGCGACAATGTTGTAACCAAGCAGCAGATGAGTAGCAATCAGAGGCAGACTGGACTAGACAACATGGTGACTTTCCTGCTAGACAGCTTAGTGCTATGAGAGTCGTAGGGTACGAGACCAAGAAAGCGCACACTACTGAGATAGTGAAAGCTGCATTGCGCCCGTACAATGGCCAATTGCTGCCTATCGAAGATTTCTTAGACAACGGATTACCTGCGGTTGACCTAGTGATAATATCAGGCATACTCAGAGGCAGCGGGCTAGTCTACAAGGAATGCCTGCGCCAGAACAAGGACTTCTTGTTCATCGACCATGCCTACTTCCTCAAGGGCTATGAGGGCGTGAACTGGATGCGTGTTACTAAGAACCGCCATGCATTTGGACCTAATCTGATCAACAAGCCCAATGATAGATTCAAGCAATTCTTCGAGCACAAGTATGCGCTAGACTCGTGGAAAGGCAATAGGCAAGGGCATGTGCTTGTCTTGCCTCCGACCAATGCCATATCTTGGTTGTTTAATGCACATGACTGGGAAAAGAACATCGTTGATAGATTGAAGCAAGTGACTGATAGACCAATCAAGATCAGAGCAAAGCCAGAAGATCCCATCGTTGACGATCGAGGAAATCTCATGCGCATGCAGATCAACGATACCAAAGACATACCTCTGGCAGAAGATATCGCAAGAGCGCATGCTGTGGTAGCATACAATAGCAATAGCGTGATCGAAGCAGTGAAGCAAGGTGTGCCTGTCATATGTGAAGATCCTTGTGCTGCTAGCCCTATATCATTCAAGCTAGAGGATCTATCACAGCCAGATAAGTTCATGTCAGAGCCGCCAAGGCAGCAGCTATTCAACGATCTAGCTTATTCACAGTTTACCAGAGCAGAGCTAAAGATCATCAATCTATCAAGTGCGTGAGATCATGCATCATCTTAGGCTGCATCATCTTCAAACGCCTGAAATAGATCTTTATGTTTGAATCATCATACAGCATCTTGCTGATGAAGGCATCGTCTAGCGCAGTCTCATCTTTCCAAGATCCAACCTTGCCCTTGCGGACCTTTAGCTTGTCAGGATCGCCATCCCACTTGCGCATGCTCAATCGACCTATACCTGCTGCACTTGGATGTTGATTAGCTTCTATCTCTGCTTTTTGCATTGAATAAAATTGGCTGTCGCTGCTAGCTCTATCTATGCTAGCTGCGTCTTTCCTGATCTTCATGAAATCAAACATGCGTGTCATCTCTCTAGACATGTTTTCTATCATGTGTTCGTAAGTGATGAAAAGCACGTTTGGTCGCATGATCAGATAATCTAGCATCTGGTCCATCCAGATGCAATACCTGCCCAATCCATATCTATCATCTAGCATGAATTCCCTGATCGATAGGTCGAGATTGTTCTCAGTGCGCTCTCGCTTGACTTTATGGTAGTAATAACTTACCATGGTATCCATTGGGTTCCTAAACAAGAAAATGATAGGCTTCTTGTCAAACAGCTCTTTGAAATAGACGCAAGGACGTTCGTTATTGTTGAAATTTAGATCAAACCAATCATGCGTGAAATGTATGTTAGGGAAATCTAGCTCTTGCCTTTCATCCGACCAATAAGGCTGCGGCATGAACTCGAGATCCATGGGCATGTTGTGGCTGATGTTGAGGTATCGTCCTAGGAAATACCTTATCCAGGTACGCCCGCTCTTTGGAAAGCTCACGATGGGATAGTCGCATCTAGCAAGATGTTCTGCCTTGCTAAGGTTCCTTAGATTGACCCTGATGCCATTGAGCCTTTCTTCTAGATCTGGTTTCTGCCAAACGATTAACCTGCCTCGATGTTCTTCATCATTCTCGGTTGGTCGCACTTCATACATCATCTGCCAACCTGTCAGGATCTTATAGATATCATCCTTGTGTTCTGCCCAAAAGTATTCTGGTACTCTCAGAGCAAAAAACTTGTCAGCTAGTTTCACAGCTTGCTCGAGACAAGCTATAGGGTTATTGAGCTTTTGCAATATCGCTAACAGCAACACGATGTCAAAGCTGCCTGATATGCCTGCTTTGTCAAGATGATCAGCATTTCCTCTTATGAATTCGTACCTACCATCTGCTATCTGATCAGCGTATATCTCACGCGCCGATGCGACTTTGATCTCGTCACCTTCTAGTCCTACTAGCCTAGAAGGTTTGCCCATGGTTAACCAATCACCTATCAATCCTTCAGCGCAGCCAACATCTAATACTGATACTTCTTCTACGGTTTGCAGTGTCCTAATAGATTTCTGTAAAGGCTCTAACCCTGCCGTCCTATCGTCCAACGTTCTTATTCCTTGTGTAGTTTCTGTCGTGAACCAATTTGCCATGCCATATTTAGTAGGGATAAAATAGTATATGAAGATTAGCACTTGGGAAAGCTGCCTGCCTGGAAACGCCACTAACGTCTATTCAAAGATATTAGCAGCGATGAAATCAACCAACGATGAACTGCTGTATCAGAAGCTAGAAGGCGATGCTGGTTTCATCTGGTCAGTCTTATGGTGGGGGCGGATGAGCAGAGCTAAGCCAGTCTGGCAGCACTATCGTTCCAATAACAAGCCAGTCATAGTAGCCGAGGTTGGCGGCTTAGTCAGAGACAAGACTTGGCGACTCAGTGCTAACGGGATCAACCGATCAGCTATGTTTCCCAAGGTTAATCTAGATCCTAACCGTCCTAGCAAGTTAGGACTGAGCTTGCAGCCATGGCATGATGGCAAGTATGTCTTGATATGCGGTCAGCATGAAAGGAGCGAGCAGTGGCGCAACATGCCCAGCATGGATGATTACTATAAGCAGACCGTGCTAGATGTTCGCAAGCATACCGATCGGCCTATCATCATACGTAGCCATCCTAGGTACAGAGAAAACTTGTTCTTCAAGATCGATGCTGAGTTTTATTCTAAGCACAACGTGGAATGGAACGCACCTAAGCATATAAAGAACACCAAGGATAGCTACGATCTCGAATCATTGCTGCCAGAATGCCACTGCGTGATCAGCCATAGTTCAAACTCAGGACTGAGTGCAATCATGGCTGGCACACCTGCTATCGTCAGCAAGGAAAGCTTGGCTTACGACATGGCCACAGATGACATATCTAAGATAGAATCTCTACCTAGGCCAGATCGATCTCAGTGGTTGATAGAGCTAGCCCACAAGGAATGGTATGAAGATGAGCTAGCTTATGCTTGGCAGCACCTAAGGCCTATGATATTACCTTGACGCCGTAGATCTTTTCAAATCGATAAGCATCTGCTTTGTTGTTTACCATGGGTTGACCTTTGATGTTTAAGCTGGTATTCAACAGCAACGGGCATCCAGTTGCATCATGCCATGCTTCTAGTATCTTGCGCATGTTACCTGTTGATACGGTCTGCACTCTGGCTGTTCCGTCAACGTGATGCACAGGCCTGTATTCTAACGCTCGCGTTGCAGGAACCACATATTGCATGTAGTCGTAGTCACAAGCAGGATCTAGCTTGAACCATTCGTCGGCGTGTTCAGCTAGTATAGCAGGAGCAAATGGCCTGTATTTCTGCCTCTGCTTTATCTCGTTGACTGCATCGTTTATCCCTGGTCTGCGAGGATCAGCCAACAAGCTACGATTGCCCAGCGCCCTAGGTCCCCATTCAGCGCGGCCGTTAGCTACGCCTACTATGCCATTTGATAGCAATTCGTTGATCACCGATTTAACATCTAGCTCACCTGGAATGTCCTCACCTAGGAATGCATCCTTCCAGTCGAGCTTGCTGCCGTAGCCTAGTGCTGCTGCACCTAGCGCAGATCCGCAGTCGCCTGGATTAGGCGGTATCCATATCTGGCTCCATAGCTTAGGTAGCTGAGCGTTGAAGGCACAATTGAGTGCAACGCCGCCGCCATAACATACCACATCTTCGCCTGTTAGCTCTCGAGCTCGCTTGTGTATCTCGAACAACACATCTTCTGTGACGGCCTGCACGTTAGCTGCCAGGTCTTCGTTGTTTAGTTCGCTAGGCCAATCTTCGCAGCCAAGATGCAGGTTATGTCGCAGTGTCACGTCTTCTAAGCTGTTAAAGAACTCATCCTTGACCACGTTCTTCATGTGATCAGATTTCTTACCGTAAGCAGCCATGCCCATGAAGATGTATTCATCTTCCATGGGTTTGAGACCAACATATTGCGTCATGGCAGAATAGAACAAGCCTACTGAGTGAGGATAACGCCTCGTCCAATACCGCTTGTATCGCGCACGACCATCTAGATCATACCAAGCTGACCAGATGCTGACAGTATCAAATTCACCTATAGCGTCAATCACGACTACAGCAGAATGCTGGAAAGGGCTAGTCTGGAAAGCCACTGCTGCATGGCTGAGATGATGCCCCCAGCTAGTGTACTTCTGAGGTAGCAACGCATAGCCTAGCTTGATCTTGAACTCGCTCATTGACTTGAGCGATTGCCCTGCAAACAACCTGCGTAGATTAGTCAGATAGTTTCGCTCGTAATAATGGACGCTAGACTTTGCTTCAAACTTGCGCCTGATCTGATCAAGCATAGCTAAACTTAATTCAGGATCATTCTTGATCTTGCTGTAACGTTCACTATGGGCAGCATAGAGTATGTCACCTTGGGGAGACACGACGGCTGCACCTGCATCATGGAAGCCTTGGCTAAATCCTATGCATTGTTCAGTCATAGATGAAAGGATCGCGCTTCTTGAGTTCTTTCAATCGCTTGCGATACATCAGTTCTACTCTGATCCTATTGATCAGTTTCTTTATCCATTTCATGGCAACATCTCCACTGCTAAATCATGCCTCTGTCTATCTAGCCATTCAAGCACTAGGAATTCCTGCTTGAGATAGCCGTATTTAAGGACGCAATTGTCAGCCGAAACAGGTAGCAGTTTCTTCTCCATGAGGTCATACCATGTGGTAGAACGCCTATCCATTGGTTCGTGCTTGCTCTTGTAGACTGCTGCCCAGATGTAAGGGTCATGCCTTCTCTGCCTTAGGAAGCCTTCTCTGCAATCGAATCCGCTAGTAGCCAACATGCGAATCAACGTGACCATGTTGTAACTATAATAACAATCTGGCTTTAGTTCAACTTGCCAGCGAGAGAGATCGTCTATGTAATTGTTCTGAGGTATGGCTAAGATCAGCATGCCGTTCTCTTGCATGATGCTATGCCAATGCCTCAGTGTGTTGAATGGGTCTATAGATTGCTGGAAACTGTTATAGCACCAGATGAGATCTACCTTGTTCTTCTGCACACCAGTAGCATCCCAGTCTTTCCTGATCTGCCTTATGTTGGGTAGCCTGTTCTTGTTATCTAGCGCAACCTTGTCGTCGATAGCTAATACCGTGTACTTCCTGTTCTTGTTTCCTTCAACCACTTCTCTGGTTGCCCACCACTTGCTGTGATGTCCTGCACCGCTGCCCATGTCAGCAATCACGTCAAGCTGGCTCATGAACTCGTCATAGTTGACCAGCATATCGAGAACTTGCTGAGCATTCTCGTCGATCAAATGGTGATGTCCTCCATGCCAGCAACTCTCAATCGAGTGATGTGTCCTAGCTGGAAGTTCTTGCTTTCAAGCGCCTTCATGATACCAAGCCACTTGTTACGTACCAATGCGACTTCGTTGATGATGGTTTCAAAGTCAACGACTTCTTCCTCACCATCGACATACTTCTCAGCTTCTCTAGCACTGAGCGCACGATTGTATCCTTCCAGATACTTCTGGAAATGCTTGCGGCGTATCTTACCTAGCTGGATGTTAAGGTAGTTGAGCACCGCTTCAATCTCTTGAAGCTGGTTAAAGCGATGCTCTGTTATACCAGGAAGGTCAGCGAGGTTCTTCTCGATCTTGCCTGCGATCCTAACGTCACGCTTGGCTGATTCTAGTTCATTCTCGTAGTGAGCTATGAAGTCTGGAATGGCAGCTAAGCTTGACGTTACTCTTGAGTACCAACTCATAGTTCCTCATAATCGTCGTCGTCAGAATCAGTTTCACCGAGATGATCTTCTACTGCCCTGCGCAAGATAGAATTGCCTTTGCACATAGCGAATAGGTCTTCATCATCTGTGCCAGCATCAATCAGTTCGTTGACTAGATGATGGGCAGCAGCCTCATGGTCGCGAGCAGGAATGTACTCGCTCAAGATCTTCCAAAAAATATGGGTATTTTCCACTTTTCAATCCTTTTTGGAGATACTTATTCCTCTTCCTTGATTTCTGCAATCTCTACAGGAACCTCAGAAGCCTTGGACTCATCCCACTCATCCATGATGATCTTGAGCTTGTCTTCAGTCCATTGCTTGCGGAACTCCTTGATGACTTCGCCATCCTTGGTAGTGTAAGCGAGCTTGTTGCCATCCTTCTTGATCACGCCCTTGGCTTCGAACAGCTCAAGCAAGCCTGATGTTGGGCTCATGCCTGTGTCATAAGGAATCTTTACCTGTACTGATTCAAATGGCTTGGCATAGCGTGTCTTCATGACCTTGCAAGCTGCACGGATACCACGCACCTCGGAGATCTTGTTGCCATCCTCATCTTCCTTGAGCTTGAGCTTGCGCATAGCTACCACGATAGATGAGGCATAGATGAAGCCTTGGCCGCCTGAGATCTTGTCGTCTGGATCAAACATGTCTTGGCTTGCATAGGTATGGTTAGTAGCAACCAGACCAACGTTCATGCTGCCAAACATGTTGACGCAGTTACGAACAAGCGCAGTAAGAGCCTTGGGCTTACGTCCCATGTCACCCTTCATGTCACCAGCTTCGAACTGATTGACGTCTGTGGGCGTGAGCAGCATACCTAGCGAGTCAAGCACGAACAGGACTTTGGGACGCTCATCAGCTGCCATGGTCTTGTAATCCTTCATGAAGGTGCTAATCATCTTAGCAACGTCATCAATCATGGCCATGTTCAGCTTGAGCAGCTTGCTCTCGTCTGTGTCAACGCCAAGTGCTTTGAGCCAATCCTCGTCGAGAGCGTTCTCAGTATCGATCAGCACGACAAAAATGCCTTGCTGCTGGGCATGCCTCACGATGTTACCAGAGCAGATGTAGCTCTTGCCTGCACCTGATTCACCAGCGAACACAGTGACCTTGCCCATGGGAATGCCCTTATGGAAGTCACCGCTGATGAGATAGTTCAGCGTGTAGTTGCCTGTGCTTACCCAGTCAGTAGGATCATTGAATCCGATGCTGAGTCCGTCAATGCTCTTGGTTAGATCCTTGCGGAATTTTGATAAGTCAAATGGTTTAGCCATGTTGTTGCCTTTCTGTCAATTCATAAAAAGTCTTAAAGATTTGCCTACTGTCTAATCCTCGGCGTGTGTCGAGGTCAGATATATATCTCTTGGTCGCAGCAAGATCAGATTCAAATGGTTGCTTGATGTGATCCAACAACACCTTGTATCCGTCCTCTAATAGGTAACCGTGCTTCATTGCTATTCGTTCTCTTAGTAGGCTTTCTAAAGATAATAGCGTGTCTTGCGGCAAATTCCTAATATCCAGTTGGACAGGTCCTTTTATTGCACCTAACGCAAACGAATTCGCTGCAAATCCTTGTGACATGAAGTAGTCAATGGTATCAAACAACGAGGTATGATTGAGCACGAACCAAAGCATGTTAAAAGTTATCTTGTGCGGTAGCTGTCTGATGGTCTGTAGATTATTCAGCAAGTCCTGCCACACGCCGCCATATCGTATGTACTCAAACTCTTTGCCCATGGTTTCTACGCTAACTGTCCAATGCACGTTAGGAAAAGAACAGATGAGACGGAAGATGCCCGTGCTAGTGTTGCTTAGATTAGTATTGACCCTGAGCTCAACTTCTGGATTGCATTCCTTCAGCTTTGACAGCAGTTGTTCGTTCTCTGTCATCAGCATAGGTTCGCCGCCTGCTAGATAGATGTTCTTGAGCTTGTGTGCATTGTCCATGACATAAGACTTCATCCGCTCATAACGTTCAGCAGGAGGCTTTTCAATGTTGAGTCCTAGCTCTCTTTCCCACTTGCTACTCCATTCTGGTCCACAGTAGATGCATGCAAAATTGCAGGTGTTTTGCCATCTTAGATCTACGTGGCTAAGATCAAAGTTGTCGATGCTATCGTATGTGCCGAGCGGTACTGACTTGAGTTGTTTTAAGTAGTACAGCCTGCTACTCATTATGCCCTGAATGCTTTTCTTGCCCGCTTCTAGAGAATGGCAACCTTTACAACCAGAAGGATATTCATTGTTTAACATAGCACGTCTTATCTTGCAGTTAGTTTCACTGCCAAGGACGTTTTCTATCGGCGCGTCTTTGATGTTACCTAAGGTTTCTGTAGACTGTGTACAGTTCTTTACCGTGCCATCAATTTGATAATAGAACCCAGTCCACGGCAATGGACAAAAGCTACCATTGGTTAGATAACCTTTAGGATCCATTTTTATTTGGTCCTAGTGAGATTTCAGGTATCTTGAAATCGCTTCCGCATATATCCATCAGCGTTAGCAGAGTCTTGGCCCAATCATCAGCATCTGCTGCATTCTCTACGGTCATTCCGTTTCCGGTAGCTACTGACCCTGGGCGCACTAGCATCATCTTTGGTCCATTTTCATGTTCATGATATAGTTGCCTGTGTGCTTCTTCCAACGCTAATTTCTGCACCCTGTATTGATTCATGCCTATGCCTGGCATCGAAGCTACAGGACTGTTAGTCATCATGGTTGATATGTTCATTATGAACTTGTTAGGTTCATCTTTCCATTGTTCATATACTGCATACAGCAGCTCAGTCTGGGAGAATCCAGCCTGTGCATTGTTGATGAACCAATCACATTCTGCAATGGGACCTACGATCTTATGGAGGCTCTTGATGTTATAACCGTTTCGCCTGCTGAGACCAACTATCTCGTGACCTCTGTTAGCTAGCTGATTAGCTAAAGCCAGGCCGATACCAGAACTATGACCAGTGATAGCAATTTTCATAATTGGTTCCTCTAAGTTTATCTTGTTCTTTAATGTAGTTTAGCAATTCATCAGAGTTATCAGGTCCTACTGCCACATCTTGTACGTGTGCAGCTTGCCTAGTCAGAGGGTTGCTATAATAAACATCTAGAGCAGAAGGATGTTTCAATCTTCCCATGCTGACAGGTATGCCAACCTGCTCGCTATACTGTCTTATCTCATCTAGATTACCTACGGTATAAGCAGATACAGTAGTCCAGAAATCTAGAGACAATTGGCTATCTTTCTCGCTAATCTCCTTGTAACGCATGACCGTCTCGTTAAAGACTGGCCAGCGCAAGGGCCATCTCGCATATTCATAGATCTTGTCAGTGCCATCCAAGCTCATGGTTATTATGACCTTGATGCCTTTGGCAAGGATCTTAGGCAAAGGCTTGATGAACTTGCTAGCGTTTGTGTTAACCCTGACTATCTTAACATTGCTGGGCAAATCATCTAGCAGTGCTAGATAATTAGGACTGTTAGATGGTTCGCCCCCGTTGATATCGAGTTCAATGATCCTGTCCTGCGGCAAGGATTTAAAAGCATCAACGTTGTTGACTATCTTATAATCAGGCCCACTTAGGCTACCAATCTTAGTGCTTAGGTTAGCACTACAAAACTGGCAAGCTGCGTTGCAGATGTTATCTAATATACCACCTACTATTAAGTAGTCAGGCCTAACGTGCTTCAATATCTTATCGCGTTGTATAGCATGTTGCCTTATGCTAGTTTGTCCTAGGCTTTCTTCTTGTTGGCATCTAACGCATTCTTTTGGCCAAGTGCTATTGTTGAAATGATCCTTGATGGATAAAAGAGCTGAGTTGCCTTCGAGGTCCTCTAAGGTTTGTGCTGTTGGGCCATTCATCATGTGTCCGCAAACACCTATCTTGCCGTCTGGCATTATGCGCCTGAAATGATTTAACCTAGGGCAAAACATCTGCTAACCTCTTGGCGTGGCCAAACACATGGTTGTATAAAGGCCTGTTGGATGCGATTTTGGCCAATATCTCTCCGAGATTCCTATCCTCACCTACCATGCTATACAAGCATTGATCAGCTTCTAGATAGAACGACATGTTGTTTATCTTCCAATCTGATCTCTGAGCAGTCTTGTTCTCTGTTAGGTCAGTCAAGCTAGACAAGTGTTCCATTCCCCTAAGCTTGAGCAATGCATCTTTAGAACAGTAGGTTCCTAGCCAGATCAACCAGTTTATCTGCGGCAGGTAATGCCTATCTAAGAACGCATAATGCTCTACGAAGTATCGAACAGTAGCAGGATCTAACTTTTCATCAATGCCTGATGCAAAAGCTTCTATTCCAGCATTAAATCTATCAATAGGATCTCGAAGTATGATCTCGATAGACTCGCATTTCTTTATTTGCTGGTTGATCAATATCTTCCGGTTATCTAGCTTAGCCTGTTTACGCAGGCTGCTACTACCATTCTTGAAGATAGGAAAGACGAAACGCTGTGAGGCAAACTCAATCACCTCACAGCGGTTTGGGTATAAGATCTTATCGATCTCAGTGAACATTACTTCTGGCGTGAACGGATCATCGCCAAGATGTCTTCTGCACGGGCACTACCACTGCTAGCCTTGGGAGGCTCAGTGGCTGTAGCAGTGCCGGTCTCAAAAGGGACTTCATCGTCCTCGTTCACAGCAGACTTAGCAGATACAGGTGCGGGATTCGCTGGCCTTGCCGCAGCTGAGCTACGAGCAGACTTGTCGTCTGCGTCTGCTTCGTTCCTGCTACCACCAGCGATCTGGAGACCAGCTGGCTTGTAGTATTGGCCCCAACGATCAGGATCATATGCCTGGCCATCAACGCTGGCTTCAAACATATCCATGATCACCTGGAGCTCAGTAGACGTTGGCTTCTTGGGCAAGAAGTCCTTGAGGTTGAACAACCCGTGGGCATCGATAGCAGCACGTTCAACATTGCTCAGTGCAGACTCCTTGCGAGCCCACTTAGACGTGCTGTAGTCAGCGTAACCACCCTTGCTGGTCTTCGTGATGCTAAAGTCTAGACCACGATCATAGCTGGTCGGAAGCTCTTCGATCTCACTGTCCATCAGCGCGGCCTTGACCACGTTGAAGATCTGGGGACCGATGATGAACCTACGGATTGGATTCTCAGGCTGCGTTTCTTCGCTCATGGGGCTTTCGCGAACGAAACCCTGGAACACGTAAGAACGCTTCTTCCAATACTTACGGCCTTGGTCTTCCAGTGACTTGTCCTTGAACCAACCGCGCACTTCGCTAAGAACTGGGCAAGTTTCGCCCCACATCTCGACGCAGGGAACCTGTACCTGGGCAGGCTTAGAATCCATCTGCCCTTTGACACCTGCAAACGGCAGCTTGATCATCGCACGTTCAACCCAGAAGAAATCATTGGTGTTGTCACCATCTGGGAGGAACCTAACTTTTGCTGTTGAACCTTCTGGAATGTTCCAGTGCGGGTAGATGCCCTTGTCGCCCCCGCCCTGTCCCTGACTGCGGGACTCTTGCTGCTGTAGCCTTGCGCGAATTTCTGCTAGTGTAGCCATGATGCATATCTCCTCTGTTGCCTATTCATGCCTTAGTGTTGCCTTAGCACACACTGTTCACACAGTATATGCTAAGGTATTTATGTCTGCAAATTATTTGTTGGTAAAATTAGATTCCAGCGAGGGTTTTTAGGAGCTGGAGGCTTTCAGCCATCAACTTGTCCTCGTTGATGTCTGCTTCGTTGTATGGCTTGTCTTTGGTAGCTGCGATAGCCTTGTCCTTGGGCTCACCGCTCTTGACCCTGCGGGCGATCATCACATCTGCGAAATCGCTATCACCATCACCGTCCTGATCGTCCTTGACCCTTAGTTCCTTCTCGACAACTACTTCGCTGTCGTTCATCAGCAATTCGCGCACAGCAGCTTCATCAAACTTGCCCTGCACAACCATCTTCTTCATCATCGAAGTAAGTGCAGCAGCCTTCTTGGGATCGCTAGCTGCGGCCTGCATGATAGTGCTGCCGATACCGCCTAGCATGCCCTTGGTCTGCGTTCCTGGAGCCTTGCCAGCAGCCTGAGCAGCCATTGCTTGTGCTATCTGGTTTGGAGGCGCCTTGATTCCAGCAGCTTGTGTTACTTTGCTAACGTTCTTAGCTGCCTGTTGCAGCTTGGGATCACGCAAAGCATCAGCTGGACTAGCTGGTTGCTGCGGTGCTACAGGAGCAGCTTCATTTACATCCAATGATCTGATGATGCTGTTAACCCATGCGCTGACGTCGCTAGAACCGATCTCATCAACATCGCCTACAAATTCAGCTTCGTCTTGCGCTGCCTGCATGACCTTGTCTAGTCCATACTTCTGAACTAGATCCATGTGGCGCATCTGAATCCTGCGCAGGATAGCATTAAACGCAGGAGAATCCTCGTAATCCATGCCATAATCTGCTTCTGATACCTGATCTTCATCCATACCAGTTACAGCCTTATGAGCAAATCTTTTAGAGATCGCTTTCTGTCGATCTGCGTCTCTTGTCTTCTCCTTGCTATATTCTGGACTGATTCGAGAGACCAGTGATACTTTAGACTTTGCTTGATCTCTGTAAAATCTTTCATTGTCGGCATATTTCTTAGACCAATCAGCAGCATCTTTTTCATAATCTTCTGGCATTAACTCAGTTGCCCAAGACTCAAATGCTTCTGCTTCATGGAAGCCGCCTTCACGCTTCTTCTTAGCGCCATATACTTCCCTTGGATCCTTGCGCACCATCTCTCCGTATGCAGGATCAGTTGCCATCTTCTTGATGTCGTCCATGTAACGCTTGGCTAGCAACATGCCTAGTTGCTTGTCCTTGGGATCTAGTTCTCTGTCGTGTAGCCTCTCAGCTACATCGCTAGCAAAGTTTGCTAGTGCATCCATGTCGTCACCGATCGCTCTGCTAGCAATGTCGGAAAGGATGAAGCCCATCAAGCCCATTGCATCAGTGAACTTGGTCTTGCGGATCATCTGATCGGCTGCTGGATCAGCTTTCAGCACTATCAGCTTTTTGGGATCCTTAATCATCTTCTCTACTGAGCCTGAAGCTTCAGTGATCTCTGCGCTTGCCAATGCGCGACCTACGGCTGGTAATAGCTGTTCCATCTTTTGATCCCATACTTTCCTAGTGAATATTTCCTTGATCTCGTCCAGCTTGCCGTTTGGGTCAGCATCGCTTGGCTTGTAATTCTCTGCATAGGTCTTGTAACCATTAGGATGGCTCAATGCACCTAGCGTAGCCTTCAGTCCTTGATATCTTTCCACAATCTTGTTGCGTATCTCAGCAGCATGCTCATCTTCCATAGCGTGGCTGCGAGTCATCCTAGCAAACTTGCTGAGATCGCGCATCTCGCCAATCATGCCTAGTATGTGCTTGCCCATGTCATCGTATGGAGTGCCGCCCTCTGAGACGTGGCGTGCCATCGCTCTTGCACCAGTTAGATAATTGTATGGGAACTTGTAACGCTCACCATCTGAACGCTCTAGATAGATGCCATGTATGCTTCTTGACCTAGCGCCAGGCACTGCTTCATCTACGCTCTTGCTGTGTTGGACTATTATCTTCACAGACTCGAGAGCTTGATAGCTCCTGCGCTTGCTGCCCCACATGGTGCTTTCGCTGATGCTAACGTCTTTTTCCTTCATAGTACCGTCTGCCTTGCTTAACCAATCAAAATCTCTTGAGTCTAGCTGATCCTTGGCCATGTCTCTTGCATCAAACGTGAGGAGGTTACGCTTGGCAAATTCTCGCAGTTCTTTCAAGAATCCGTACCAAGCAGCCTTGTCCTCGACTGCATCGACTATGTTCTCGCCAAAGAACACTTTCATGCCCCTACCATCTACCAAGCTGATGCTGACTGGGCCAACAGGCTTGTCATTTTCCTTGTAGATTATGTTAAAGAATCTAGCTTCTGAGGGCTCAGTAGTGCTCTCAGATTTCTCGTTACCCAGCGTTACTGGGCTGAAACGGCTTCTCAGCTTTTGGAATAGATCATTTGCTGTTTTATCAATCGGGCGCATGCGATATTTAGCGCGGATTAGATTTTCTTAAAGCACGATGAATGGCATGGGTTCTATCATGTCTGCAGGATTATCCTTCAAGCTTTCAGCTATGCTAGCATCGTAATGCTTGAGGATGTTGGCCATGTTTACAGCTAGCAGCGTAGCAGAAACTAGATCGTCTTTTTCGCCAGTCTTTGCAGCAAATCCTGCACCGTGTGCAACAAAGGTCTTGAGCTCAGATATCAAGGGCTTGCTGAATATTCTCATCTTGCCCGTTTCTACCCAATGCTTGAGCTTGGCACAAGCTGCGACCTTCTTGGTATTTGTGGTGTTGAATCCTTTGCGATAGCGCCTAGCAGCCCCTGCCTTGTAAGGCTCTGAAAGGAAGGTCCCGTGTATGTTTTCCTCGCCGATCTCAGCTATGACGTTTAGCGCAGCTTCGCCTATGGTGTTGTTTTCTACCGTATAATAGATGTTGTTAGCGTCATCAATCTGCTCTGCTAGATACCTGTTGATCTCCTTGAGTATGATGACCTGCCGCGTTATAGGGGTCTTGTTATGCATCCATTCTGCGACCTGCTTCATGCCCTGCAATTGGAAGACCTGGATAGCAGCATCATCGCCGCCGGTACCTAGGCTAGGATCCCAGCTGACTAGATAGGTCATGCCCTTGACGGGCTTCGCATACCAGCGCACCTGTCCTTGGCGTTCTATGGGATCTGATCCTTCCATCTCAGACAGGAACAAGCTGGATATCAGCGTCTCGTCATAGATGATGAATTCGCAGTTGTGTTCGCGACGGAAGCGTTCTGTGCCAATGCGGCCTTCTTCCTCTTGCGCCCATGTCTTGTCTCGGTCAGGGTGTGCATCCCACTTGGCAAGATAGTGTGCAAACCCGTTTATGCCTATCTTGGTAGTGTTACCAAACTCGTCTATGTTCTTCAGTGCGCCGCGCCAGATGGTGCTGAACTGATCGTCGTCTGAGTTTGGCGTTGAGGTTATGATTGCCTTACCACCAGTTGCTAGAGTAGGAGATATTGAAGCCCAGAACTCTCTAGCGATTCCTGGTCTCACGAACGCAAACTCGTCAGCGTATAGCATTGATATGGACATACCGCGTCCGGTTGTTTCTGTTGTCGTCGCTGAAACGATTCTGCTGCCGTTATCAAAGTCGATGCTGCCCTTGTTGTATGATACCACACCGCAGCGTATGTGATCAGGGCAAGCTTCGTAGGCATAGCGTATGCGCTGCATGATTTCCTGCGCGCCTGTGTACTTGTGAGCGGCGATCAAGATCGTGCTGTCTGGCACGAACATGGCAAACCAAAGCAGGTATCCTGCTGCAACTGTGGTCTTGCCCATCTGCCTTCCCAGCATGTTGATCGAGAACCTGTTCTCGTGATAGACATGTATGAGGTCTACCTGGTAAGGAAAGGGATCAAACTTCAGCTTGCCCTTGGTAGGATGCTGTATGTAGAAGAAGTTACGCAGGAAGTATTCAGGACCATTGTCAGGATCAGCAGAACTAACAAACTCTGCTATCTGCTGGTCCGTAAAGTCTTGCTTCTGATGCGCTTTCTTGATTAGTACGTTATCTGTGCTGCTCATATCATGTACTTATGAGTGAAATTGATCCGTTTCATCCCGCCCCAATAGTCTGCGTGGCTTAAATATATTGCTTGGATACGAGCCTCTATGTTGTTCTTCCAGTGATCCAAAAACTTGTGTATCCTCGGAAAATCTGGATTCTGATCCACAGTCTGCCATAAGAATTCTTGGATCAAATGGCTGTGATCAGGCATGTAGTAATATATCTGTACGGTGGTCAACCGTTCTTCGAATAACTGACCCATGCAAATATTTATTATGGTTCTGGTCCAATTTATTGGTTGGCGTATCCTTGCCTTCGTATATAGTAAAGAGAGAGAAAGATGGAAGAAGAAAATGAGTGATTGCTTGATCTTAAACGCAGATTATCGTCCGCTTTGCTATCTGCCCCTTTCCACGATTCCGTGGCAGCAGGCAGTCAAGCTTAGCTTCTTGGGTCGAATCAAGATCCTAGAAACATATGATGATTGGGAGGTCCGTAGCCCCAGCACCATAATGAAGGTGCCTGCACTAGCCATCACCCGAGAGTACATGAAGTACAAGCGAGCAGTTCGCTTCTCTCGCAAGAACCTGTATCTGCGCGACTTGTATCAGTGCCAGTACTGCGGGGAGACTTGTGACACGCATGAGTTAACAATCGACCACGTGATCCCGGTTTCCAAAGGCGGCAAGACCACGTGGGACAACTGCGTGACGGCTTGCTATGATTGCAACTTCGAGAAGGGTAACAAGCATCAGCTGCCCAAGAGGTTGCCTTTCAAGCCCGAGTATTGGCATCTTGTGGGCGCAAACGCTGAAAAGCTAGGTTGGCACATCAAGCATCCTAGCTGGAACGACTACATGAACATCAAGTAGATTTCATTTTACAGTTGTCTTGATGCCAACGTAAATGATTGCCTTTAGTATTTTCCTTGCCGCAATGTTCACACTTGTATAAGACGGACATTGCGGCAATATAGTTTTTACGTTCCTCTTCGGTTGGCACACGTCCTTTAATTTTAGCTCGTTGTTTTTCAACTGCTTCTCTATTTTTAGGTTTTCCTTTAAGCGATGCTGATATTTTTTGCTTAAATTCTTCTGATCTTGTGTAAGTTTTACCTAAATTTATTTCTCTTAATTTTTGTTTAGTTTCATTAGTATGAGGCTTGCGAGGTTTACCTTTTTGTTTTTTTGATTGTAACGCACGGTGTTCGTCGGTTCTAACTTTGCCAACATTTTTTCCCTTCATTGATTCGGATAATTTCTTTTTTGCTTCTTCGCTCATTGGTTGTCGCGTTTTTCCTAAATGAGCTTTTGATATTTTTTCTTTTGTTTCATCTGACAACTTACTTCCTTTTTCTGCACCTTTGCCACCATCGCCGCCATCTGTTTGGTTTCGTAATATTCCAGTTCCCTTATCAATTCTTCCGTACCACCGAATAAGCCAACACTCTAACGCTAGACTTCCTGTAACTGTAAGATTGTTTTCAACAATAATAATTCTATTAGGATCAGTAGGCTTTCCGACTTCGTATCTGCCCTTGTCCCAAGCTCTTTTTCCAGAGCCTTTACCAATGTAATACGGAGAACCGTCCTCTCGTAAATATGCGTAAACATAGTATTTCATATGTTTATTTATCACCAGTTAGTTACAGTTAAGTGAAGTTAGATAGGAGTTTCTTTTGTTAATGCTGTTCGTGCAAACCAAAGCCTAAACCAAGCATCTGTGCCAGGCTCTATCTTGCGTTCTTGCTGTATAGCAGCCTTCTCAGTGCCAGTCATGCTGATGTTGCTGCCCACTTGCACTGGGCTCATGCTGGCAAGATTCTTTATCCCAGCTAACGCTCTGAGAGTATCGATATCCATCAGACGCCGTACTTGTTCTTCTTCTTAGCTGCTACAGGGCTGACAGAATTAGTGTCTTCAGCTTCTTGGCTGCGCATGTCGCCGTGGTTGAGATCTTCGTGATCAGCACCTACTGTGTTATAGGCATGCCTTAGCATCTCATGTTCAATGTCACTGTAAGGATGTGCGCTCTTCTTCTTGCCTATCCAGCTCTTAGCGTCCATCTCTATGGGATTGATGCCATCGGCACAGGCCAGCGCAAGGCTAAGCCTGTACATGGTATAATCGCTGTTCATCTTCTCGTTGTCAGAATAGAGATGGAGACCACGTGTAGCACGTTGCTGATCGCTTGGCATCTTGCCTTGCTTAGCTTCGTTTATGAACTCCTTGGCGCGCATCACACAATCTTTGAGACTGGCTTCTTGGACCACATCCTGCATGACCAGTAGCCAGCCTTAGTGCGATCCTTCTTGTCAGAGCAGTTGTGGCGAGCGCGGAAGTTCTTCCTGCGAGCTGGGTTGTCGCGCTTGATCTCCATGTTCTTGTCACCAAAGTTGACCTTCTTAACGTTACCACTCTTGGGATCACGCACATAGACCTTGTACTTCTTGACGTCACCCGACATTGGCTTGCCTAGCTTAACATCGCGACCTTGATATTCTGCTTCATCGACCTTGTTCATCTTTTTTAGCTTAGCGATCTTTGTTCTGATTGCATCTAGCTCTTGGCTAAGTGGATCATTCAATCCTACTTTACCACCTTGCTTAACAATGCTGTCGATCTTATCGCTGATCTCAAGTGCTCTTGCTTGCAGCATCTTGATCTTTTCATCTCTGCGAGGTGCCATCAGATCATTACCTGCCATCTTGGCCAGCATCTTCTCTGATGTTTCTGCTAGTCCAGAAAGCTTAAGAAGGTGGTTGAGATCTTTGCTGTCTTCAAGCGTGTCTGTTACTTTCAATACCTTGTAACCTTTACCTTCGGCCTTCTCTTTGGCTTCGCTTGATGTTACTGCACTGATCTCTAGTGTTTGCTTGTCGTAAGTCTCAGGATCAACTACCAACACCTTATAGGACACTTCTGCGCCTTCAGTAGCAATAGACTCACCCCAATCCTTGCGGTCATCTGTTTCTGAGTAACCTGCATTGTAAGCAGCGATCTCAGCAGGATCGGTCAGAGGAACCAGTTCCATCTCACCTTGCACGCCGCCAGCTTTTGGTGCTAGCTTGTGTGGCCTACGACTGCGACCATAGTAAGCATCAGCACTACCGCGATCATATGGACTACCATGAGACTTATCATGTTCTTCTTCGATCTTGTCACCTTCTTTCCTTCCGGACATACCAGTGACAGCTCGATTGACAGAATCTCTATGCCATCTTTCCCACTTGTCTCTTTCCTTGGTGCCTTTTCTTGCGCCTGTCTTGATGTAGCCTATCTCGTTGGCATCGCGTGGATCTTCGTAATCTTCCAAGACGCCAAGTTCTTCCAATATGGCCATACCACGATCATCCATGGCCAGCGTTATACCATCTTCTGTGCTTTCTAATACTTCTGTCTCGAGATTGAGCACCTCGTTGATAGAGATGTCAAACTCATCACCCACTGAGGGCTGTGTCAATGCTAGCTCGGCTTCAGACAGATAACGCTTGAGATCCATGTCTTATTCCTTGCCCATGTTTTCAAACATCTTGGCTAGCTTGCCTTCCATTTCCTTGACTGCCATTGGGTTGTCTCCACCAGCAGCGGCCTTGTAAGCGCCCTTCTGCTTGTGTAGATCATCACCGGCCGGAACAGCAGCGCCTACTTCACGCACCTTCTCGTCTGGTGTGTTAGCGTAGGCAGGATCTCTATCAGCTTCAGCAACCTTCTCATCTGCTTGCTTTGGCTCCATGCCAGCTAGCTTGAGGATGCCTACTAGTGCAGCGGCTTCGTCACCATCAGCTTGGACGACGATTGATTCCTCGACCTTGCCTTCCTTGTCCTTGACCGCCTTCTTCATTGGCTCAGACTTGTTACCGTCCTTGTCCATGTCGAGGAAGTCTGGCTTAGCAGCTTCAGTTGCCATGCTTTCCCTGACGTTAGCTTCGATGAACAGTATGACTTCCCATAGGTCGTTCACTAGCCTGTTAGCAAACCCTGGAGGAAATTGACCTGTTGACTCTGCCTGCTTGGACATGCCGCGCAGGTCACTCAGCAGGTTAATAATCTCCTTAGACGAAACTGCCTCAGTGAGATCAGCTCGGGGCTCTTGTGTTGATTCCATTGCTGATAGCTTCTTCAGCAGACTGTTCATATCCATTTACATTATCCTTGTTATTACACGCAATTGTTTGTTCTTTGATCGTAGTAGAACTTACCGTTATTTGGATCAAAATGCTTGTACCAGAGTTCATTGCTTGAATAGCAAGCAACTGCACCTGGGCCTGCATAGCATATAGCTGATCTTACTTGTCCTGGGACCTGCTTGACGTATGACTTGCAACCGACGTTGTTTGTACCAACGCTGTTGTAGTAAGCATAGTCAGGACTATCTGAGTAGATCCTTGGATTAGTTGGCTGTGGAGCTGGTGCTGGTGGGCAAGGAGTTCCAGGAATACCTGGCTCTGGTCTTGCTGTGTTTGCAAGCTGATTCCTCACTGAACCTATTCCTCTACCTATCTCATCGCACTTGGTATTGATGAAGGTCCTGTTCTTGTTGCTGATCTGATTTTGCTTCTTGACGAACCTCTCGAGCTCCTTGACATCAGCGATGAGGTTAGCATACTCTACGTCTCTGCTGACTGCGCCCTTTTCTCTAGTGCTAACAAACCTGAAGGGATCGCTAGCTCTTGCTTGCTCGATGTTTGCGCGGACCAATGCAAGCTCAGCAGCATATCCATTTGAAACGCTGTTGCTTGGCCTATTAGGTATGTTACCTAGGCCGTTGCAGGTTGCGCTTCTCTGTGCTTCTGCAGAATCGAGAAGATTGATAGTTCCAGCTGGAACAGGATTTACAGTGACTACAGGTGGCTGGTATGTGTAGTTGTAATATGTTCCTGGCACAGCATGGTATCCGGTAGTCACGCCACCAGTATAGCTAACTGCTATGCTAGCTGCTGCGTTTGGTGGTGGATTAACAGTTATGGTGTTACCATTGACACCTACAGTCAATGGCTGGCCAACACGACCTGCTGTCACTACTGGATCTGGTGGAGGAGCTGGCTTCTTCTTCTTGCCGCTGCCGCCGCCCTTGTTGTGTACCATGATACCGTCAGCGATGAAAGCATGGGTCTTGTCAACTGTGATGTCAAACAGCTTGATCTTACCGCCCTTGTACTTGCGAACAGTGATGTCCTTGGCAAAGCCGTCGTCTGTCATGATCTGCTTGGCATCAAGTGCAGACTTGAATTCCTTGCTTGGAGTGTAGAACAGCTGGCTTGCTGCTACGATCATCTGCTTGTCGCCCGTGTCTACTTCTAGCACATCTTGGAATATGTCAGACCAGGTGTTAAGCACCCTTGACTTGGTGTACTTGCCTGTGACGGGATCAAAGCTAGCGATCTCTTCGCCCTCTGTGATCTTGCTGATTGGCTTAACTTTTCCGTTAGCCATCAACACTGGTGTCTCTGCGGTAAATCCGCTGACCCACTCTTCATTTACCCTAGCTTTAGACATGACATCATCCTTCTAATTTTAGTACCATGCTTAATCCGCCTTGGCCTGGTATAGCCCTGACGGTGTATAAATCTTGAGCTTTAACTGTGTGCAAGTTAGCTGCGGCAGCTTTGTTGCCGGTGCTTACCTTGTTAGCAGCAGTCTCTACTTTCCTAGTATTTACTATAATATTTGCATTTGCCATCAGTATAGCCCTTCCCACTGATCTGCTGGACCAACCTTGACCCATCCTGAGTTCTTGTTATAGCCGTATAGAAAACCACGTACCGTGCGATATCTGTAATAAGCTGCACCTAAACCGCCGGTAAGAGCAGGAGTGGTAGTCGTTCCAATGCTGCTGGTAGTAGTGGTCACATATTGACCAGGGGCAGTCTGTACATATAGTGGGGATTGCGGCGTAACTGGTGCTGGAAGATTTATAGGTGCCGGCATGCCTGGCAAGGTATAGTCAATTGTTGATTTTCCGGTACCGACATACTTTCCTATCACACCTTTGGATCTATCTATTGGTACTCTTACCTGCGAGCATGCATTTATGACCAATGCTGTTGGACCACCACTAGTAGTATAGTCTGTGATAGAACTGTATATTGATCTAATGTATGCGATCATCTGTAGTATTTCAGTGTTGTATATTTGCAAGGTGCTTTTATCGAACTTCGAAATCTTCTTGCTGGCTGAAACACGGGCATAAGAATCAGCAGTTAGCTGATCTGAATATCTAAGATATTCAAGAGCAGCAGTCCTTATGGTAAAGTAATTCGTGGAGGTATAGTTGGCCATTATATCGCAGATGTAATCCAAGTTCTGCTGAAGAGCTTGGAATGCTGCATAAGCCATAGCCTCTGGTGTTGGTGCTGGTTCCTTCTTTGTCTTGCCATCGCCTTTGGTCTTCTTTAGAGATTTCTGCGAATTGTTGTTCTTTAGGTACTGGGAGTTTTGTCCGTTGCCTACCTTAGAGACACCGTTGTTTTGTCCGCCGGCACCGCCGCCAGCTCGACCAGTGCTGCTACCATTACCTAAGCCGCCACCTCTGTTATTACCAGAGCTTGATCTTGAACTGTTGCTTGTTCCTGCACCTTTGTTAAGGCCGGCGCCGCCGGGCCCTTTTGCGCTAATACCGCCTGGTCCTGCGGTTACACTCGTACCACCGGGTCCTTTTACGCTAACACCATCCTTGCCTACGCTTACGTTTCCGCCGCCAAGGTTAATATTGTGAACCCTAAACCCATTAGCAACCAAGCTGTGATGATCATCAACCATGATGTCATACACCTTGTATTTGCCTGCTGTGGTCTTTTCCACAGTAAACGCCTTAGCATTGCCTTCTGCATCTGTGACATAAGCAGTATCGATCGCATTGTGCCAGTCAGCACTTGGTGTTAGGAACAACTGGCCGCGAGCTACCATCACTGCGCTGTCATCAGTCTTGACTTGGATGATGTCTCGAGTGATATAGCTAAACGTGTCAATGACTTCCATAGGCTCGAGCTCGCTAGCAGCGTCCTGCTGATCAAAGCTCATAACCCAATCGCCAGGAACGATCTTCTCGATCGGCTTCAACTTGCCGTCGGCCATCAGCACGACCGTGCCTTGTACGAATCCTACTTGTGTGTCATTGACTACAGTTTTCATCTTGCTGAGCTCTTTACTGCTGGCATGTTGGCTTTGTTAGAGCCCACTGGGCTTGACTTGCCTTGTGGTAGATCGTTTGTGGTCTGTGCCTTAGCTGTGTTGCCTCCAGCTGCCTTGGTCTTAAACACGCTCTTGAGACCCTTGAGGAACTCCTTGTTGTGCTTGTCACCAAATGCCTGCTTCTTGTCTCCTTTTGGATATGGAGCAGTCAGCTGGACCTCATATTCCTTTTCTTCTTCTGCTACCTCTTCTTCACGATCAGACTCGTGTGGATCGTTAGCATTGTAAACGCGAACGTTAGCTTCTGGTAGCTTAGCGCAGGAGCAGATGGTTTCCTTGATCTCACGTGGAGTAGCAGGATAGTTCACTACCACTTCCATGATGTTTACTTCGGAGTTGGTGATGTCTGGAAAGTCCTGCGGGTGCTCTTGTATTGGGGTTCTCTTGGGCTTAGAAATGCTCTCTAAACCAAACTTTTCCAGGTTGCGCTCCATAGCGTCAACTTGATCCTCAGAAACCTCGCCGGCGATCTTGACGCGGAATTCGTAGGTTTTCTGGCTCTCAATTAGGAATTCTTTGAATGATCTCATGGTATAATCCTCGCTAAGGATATTTACCAAAGATCACTGTTGCCCGCGGACTATCTTTAACAGTTCGTTGCGATCTAACACCCTAGCAGTGCCCTCTACGGTGTCATCGTTGCTGGGCACTTGCCCCTGCGACTGCATGCGCTGTCGCTTTAGCTCTAGATCTATGGCCTTTAGCTTCTTGTCTAGCTTGGCTGTCTTGGCCATCACAGCATGGCCCAGCATCTTAGCAGCAGCTTCAAATATAGGCGCTGCGAAACGCTGCTCAACGTTCATGCCCAAGCTCATGAGATCATCAAAAGCAGTGTTTGCCTTGTTGGCTAGCTCATCCATTTCCTTGTCGCTAGTGGAAAGATCCGTGATGGCAGGTACCTGCTTGTCGATTTCATCTAAGATTTGCATCTCTTGGGATAGCTTCTCAGCATCACCGTTAGGCATGGGAGGTAGGCCAAATGTGTCTTCTAGCTGCTTTGTCATATAGATACTTAGCGTTTTCGCCCTTGATGGAACATGTCTCGCTCAGTGATCACGCGAAACGTGATGGAATTCCGCTTGGCCCAAGCAGTAGCAGCCTGCCACTTGGCTGTGTTGACAGCGACCGCTGCGGCGTTCTGCCTGTTCTTGCCTGCTGCTTCCATGGTAGACTGGCTAGATGGTTTGACTTCCACTAGCTCTGCACGTTGGTTGCCGTTCTTGTCTTGATACATGACAAAGAAGTCAGGCACATAAACGCTCTGCTTGCCTGTCAAGGGGTTCCTATATGGGATCTTCACTGCTTCGCTAGCCCATTGTATTATGTTGGGATGGTTGTCACAGAAAGTCATGAAACTAAATTCCCAGCTTGACCTATAGGTAGGTTGCTTAGTGCCTACATACTTTTCTGGATGCTTGAGAGTGAACTTTCCCTGAGCCCACTTCTTGTTCATGAATGTATGTTCCTAGTCACGTAGGGATCAGGCTCAGGAATGTTCGCATAACCTAGCTTGCTCGTTGGACGCCTGTCAGAATTGAGCAAGGCTACTAGAGCAGCCTTGAAGCTCTGATCATCATTGATCTTCTTGAAGTCCTCGATCAACCCTATGGGATCGATGCCTCTGCCTTGTGCTAGCACCATCACGCTAGAAGTCAATGCTTCTGCGGCCGACCTGTCGTTACGAGTCCTGCCTAGGAAAAAAGCTAGCACCGCATCATAAACTGATCCAGCTACGGTTACGTTCTTGCTATAGAATCCAGCAAAGTAGTTGTTGACCTTTTCGTCATTGGACGGTTTAGTGGTCAATGGTAGATTAGACATAAGGTGCGCTCCTGGTCCTTGAATCGGTGCTAGGCAATGGCGGGTATGATTCTAAGAAAGCTTGCTGCTCTGCAGGAGTTAATCCTGCTGGAATCTTAGGGTCTATTATCAGAGAAGAAGTTATCTCGTTGTTGACCGTGAACTGGCCTATGGAGCTCTGTTGATTGCTAGATATTGCTGCACCATTGCTAGTCACCTTAGTTGATCTATTGACTATGCCTTGGCTAATCCTCAACTGTGCATTGATGTCAACTAGGTTGCTGAGATTGTTGATCTCGGTTGCTGTAGGGAAGCTGAAACGCCTGTTCCTCTGTAAGCTATTAGCAGCATTGACCTTGATCTGCTGCTGCTGTTGCTTGCTAACCTTGACTGGTGCTATAGGCTGTAGATCGAAATTGCTTATAGGAAGCAATCTTGGCCTAGATACCTGTTCCCGTTCGGTAAAATCAACTTGCTTGCGAGTCTGCGGTACTGGATTAAATCCTGGTTTCAGATCAGAAAAAGCATTATCGTAATAAGGGCTAGTGACGCCAAATCCAGGTATAGCCTCAGTGACACCATCAGCGTACAGCACGTTCTCATATTCTAGTCGCATGGTAGCCTGCATGATCTTGCCACCTTCAGCATAATCGTGGGTATCAAAATCAAAGCTTGATATCATGGGATTGATCAAGGTGTACTTGTTATACACATGGTCGCCCATGCTGTATATTTCCACGCTCTTGAGGAATCTTCCTTGGGTGTTATTATCAAGGCCATATTTGGTAGCTAATCTTACTGGGCTGTAAGTGTCGTCTATCTCATAAGCTTGTGCCGTGATGTTGCTGTCAGCAAAGTAATACTGATTGTAAGTACGCCACATGTTTCGTATGGTGCCATTCCTGTCATCATGGAACACTATGCTTACTGGTTCGTAAGTGATCTTCTTCTGGAACACTTCTTTCTTGTTGTACTTGTTGAGCACGTCAGTTTCTATGTTAAACTTAGGTAGATCAACAGACTTGACTAATATGCTTAGCGTGATAGGATCTGCTGCTCCCTGCTGGTTGAAAACCATGCGCACATGGAAGCTAAAGCCAAACTTTGGCGCATTAGTATAACCAGGGTCGCTTACATAAGCATAGCTAGCATGGCGAAAATCTCGCACGTTGCCTAGCTTTTTCTTAGATCCATTGTTTGATTTATCGTCACTAACTTTTGCCATCGTACATTATTTATAGCCAAAAAAAAGCCCAGCTTATTGCTGGGCTTTCTTGATATGTTGTTTCTATTAACCTGTAGCTGTAACGCCAATTTGCCTTGGAACGTTTGGTGAACCAACACCGTCGCCCAGAGGAGTCTGTAGAGCGTTATCAAACTTGATGGTCATCGAAATCGTTACTGCTTCGCTTGTTCCATAGTTGAGATCGTTATAGTTCACTGTGCTGAGATAAGCACCGTAGATTTCCCAAGTCTCTAGGACCTGTGGAGCATCTGCGCCGTTACCACCGTCGAGCATCTCGCACCTCAGAGTGAACTTGTAATCAATGCCAGCTGAAGCTGAGCTCTGCTCGAAGAAGTCAAACTGCTTCTGTAGCTGCTCACCAACTAGCTTAGACACCGTACCAAGTGCATCATCTCTGATATTAACAGTGATGTCGCTCCAGTTGTGCTTGCCTGCTAGCTTGATCTTTGAGTTATAAACGTCAACTACGATCTCGTCAAACGTTACTTCCGGGCGAGTGAAATCTATCACCTGCTTAGTGAGCTCCGTCCTTGGAGTAGTGATACCGAAGTTTTCAAACATCACCCTAAAGCGATACTTGAGCTTTGGCATCAGCAGACCCTGGCTAGTAGCTGACTGATCGCTAGCTACTGGCACAGTAAATCTTGTTAGGGTTGCGACTGCCATCTGTGTCTCCTATTACCTTCTATTTACCTAGTATTTTCTCTGCTTACCTGTGTCATCATACCGGGCGGCTTGTTGTTACGCTGCCGGATCCAATCTCACCAGTGTTCTTGATTCTGATTGGAATGTAGATGAACTCGATAGCCTTGACTGGCTCGATAGCGATGTCTATGTAAAGCTCATTGCGATCGATCCTGTCTGGTGTGTTGTTAGTTTCATCGCACACAACCAGGTAGTCATACAAGGCACGCTTTGTTACCAAGTCATTGCAGAACCTATCGACTACGCCCTTGACTTCATCTCGGGTGATCTTGTCGTTTGGTTCAAACAAGAACGGACGGACAACTCTATCAAGTTGTGTTCGCATGAAGCAGATCAACCTTGCTACGTTGACTCTGTCTAGTGCGCTATCAGTTGAAGAACGAGTCTTCTGTCCATCAACGTAGATACCAGTGCTTGGGCTGTATGTCAATGGATTGACGTTGTTCTGATACAGTATGTCACGAACGCCTTGGCGCACGCCTACTGCAAAGAACTCGCCAGTCTCAGTTAGATAACCAAGCTTGGTCACGTTGTCAAGAGTACCGCGGCGAACACCTGCTGGTGCAAACCACTGTGCGCTCTGCTGATCTGAGCGATGTATCATCCTCAACACGCCATAGCTTGCTGGCATGATGTGTGGGATGCCTGCTAGATCTGAACCTAGCACGCTTGGATAGTAGACTGCGCAGTATGGATCCCTAGTGACTAGCGAATCTTCGTTCTCTACTGAGTTCAGTTCGCTGTTGGTCAACCAGTTCGTTAGTGCAGTACCTTCTGTTGGGATGCGGAATGGTGAGTCACCAATCACGAACGCAGTCTGCTTGCGATCGTTGTTTAGCTGCACCATGTTTGGAATCAGCTCAGGATATCCTGGAGCAGCTAAGAGGTTGAACACTCTCTGCTCTTCACGTATCTCTGTGCTGGTATCGATAGCTGCCTTCATGGCCTGCACGATAACGTTGCGCTGGGCGCGACGTCCAAAGTAAGCATGACCGTTTTCCCTAGATCCGCTGATTGATACCCAAGCATTCGTCTCGGTTGGAAGAGTTTCTCCTGCAAAGTCAGTAGCATTAAAGTAGTTCTTCCTGTACTCCTTGACGTTAAAGCTTGAACGCCTTGTGTTGAACAGCAACATACCTCTTGGGAACTGGAGAGGATCAGGAGCATCAAGATCAACATAGTTGTTGCTTAGCATGCTTGATATTGGAGGAATGGTGTCATTAACGGTGTCTAGTGTTGAGTTGCCCATGAAACGAGCATCTGCGAACAAGATACCATTTTCGCTTGTCTGATCAGTGTTATCGATCTGTGTCCAAACGTTTTCACCATTGATCAAGCTGTAACGATAGATCACTGGGTAATTTTCTAGATCACCTGTGTCAATCCACAAGTCACCGTAGACCAATGTTGTGCCATCGCTCTGTGTAGTTGGCTCAGTAACAGAGAAGATAGGACCATTTGGATCAGTGTTAGCTAGGTTGAATCCTCTTGCATCTACTGAGACGTTACGATAACCCTTCCAGCTAGTACCGTCATGTACCATGATGTCAGCTTCACCGAGCTCACCCCAATACCACTTGGTCTTGTTAGCTGGATCTTGTCCAGGTGCATCAACGCTAGCAGTGTAGACTGAAGGTATCCAGTTTGATACGATGATCTCGCCTGAGTTTGGACCAGCGCGGCAGAAATCGCTACCAGAGCTGATGCCTGCATCAGCCAACGGTGTACCATCTGTTTCATCAAGAACTAAAACACCACCAGCAGTGTGTATGATGCTGATTGAACCATCAGCATTGACCTGTGCTGAGACATAATCTAAGCCTAGTCCTAGGATGTCTTCTACAAAGTTAGCTGCTGTGGTTCCAGTCAAAGTAACAACTTCAACATCGCTCAAAGCATCGCTGTTAGGTACGCTGTACCTGATAGTGAACTCGTCGCCAGCAGTAAAGCTTGGGCTAGTGTCATCACCTGTCACTGCGGTAACGCCTGTCTTGGCCCTGTTAAGCAACTTATAAGTCACTGTATCATTCTCTGACACGTCAGTCTGGATATAAACTGTTCCGACTGGGATGCCTGAACCACCGCGTAGAGGATCGTAAGCCTTGTTAGCTTCTACGTCAGTTCCATACAGAGGTGCGCTCAGAAGCTGCCAAGCTTCAGTTAGAGTGTTCCAACGCTTGATAGAAAAGCTAGCACCGAAGTTAGCAGCAGTGGTCTTGACCCATACTGAGCCAGTTGGCCTTGGGGCTGCATCACCGCTCTTCCAAACTGGAACAGAGGTGTGCTTGCTAAGCTGCACTGTTGGACGATAGTATATCTTAGCTTCAATGTCTAGATCGTCTAGAGGTGTACCGCTATCGTTTGAGATAGACAAGCCACCGTCAACCGTGCTGCCATCTGATGCAGCGGTATTGTCAACGTAAATCTCTAGCTTCCTTGCTACTACTGCTGCGGTAACACCAGTGATAGATGCAGCATTGATGTCTGCCACGAGATCGTCTACTGTTTCACCAGTGATCGTGACTATCTCTCCGTTGATGGAAATCGTATCAGCAATTGAAAGAACAGGATTGCTTGTGCCGCTCTGAACTGTTGGCCAGCTCAGCATCCAATCAACTGAGCCTACTAGGACCCAATCATTTGCTTTGTTCTTGTAATACACAGGATTGTTTGCATTAGTAGCAACCAAAGCATACTGACCTTGCTGTCCTATTGAAACCTTAGGCACGCCACCAGATAGATCGTCAGCATCAGTTATGACCAGAGGAATGATCGGAACAAATTCCTGCTCAACAGCATCCCATTCAAACAAGCCCAACCTAGTAGGTGTCACGTCTAACCAATAAGTGCCATCTTCTGGCGGAGCCAGTGGACGATCACCCAAGCTAGCTAGCTGTGCTAGGTCAACGTCAGCCCTGATGACATAGACTTGATTGGTCACGCCAAGCAAGCTGTAAGCTGTCATCAATCCATATTCGTTGAGCTCGTAACCGTTTAGCGGTGAGCTATTGTTGTTGGTATAGAACGTTGGCTGACCAAACGTTGTTAAGACATCTCTCTGAGACGTCAGTACGAACAGTGCGCCAGCGTTATCAGCTGTGGTGCCTGCTGCGATGTTTCCGTTGATCTGCTGCTTGTCTTGCCTGCTAGCAACGATCAAAAGTGGTACTGTAGAAGCTGCTGTGGGAGCGTATTGGCTCTCATCAATAACTTGAATTTCTACACCTGGAGAAACAAGTGCCATTGGGTAAATCTCCTATTATGGAATATTTACCAGTACTGGTTAAAAAACGCATGATTAAGCAAGACCTTTGGAGACCTTTGCCTTAAATACGACATGACCAGACCTACTTGTTCAAAATGCAATGTCAAGCCATGCGCAGTGAACTACAATCGAAATGGCGTGAGACACTACAGGTCCATGTGCTTGTCATGCATAGATGAGTCTAGGCAGGAGAAAAGCTTAGAGAACCAAAGCTTGCTCAAGAGCGGATACAAGAAGAAACATGAATGTGATAGATGCCACTTCCAAGCCAAGCATCACAGCCAGCTCAGCATAGTCTATCTGGACGGTAACAAGCTTAACGTGTCTAGGTTAAACCTACGAACCTATTGTGCCAATTGCATCACCGAGATCGCGGCATTGCCTGCCAGCAACAAGGGCGGGCTGGTCCCAGATTACTGAGCTTGTCCGGTTACCTTACCTAGAATCACGTCAATGACGTGCCCGAGATCATCTATGCTACCGTCATTCGGAATGACTGCATCAAAGTCTGTGCCACACCAGCTGTATTCGCTGGCATGCACGTTAGGCCACTTGCCAGCCATGTACCAAGGAACGTATGCGCCAGCTTGGGTACCAGCACCGTATCGTTTCCAATGGTACAGATCATCGTACCATTCAGGCATGGGCCCGCGCTTCACCATCCAGATCTTGCCACCCATGCGCTTGATAGCAGCAATCTCATTGGGGAAACGGGTATCAGGGATGACCACGTTGGGCTTGCCAGCCATTCGCTGCATGCCTGCTAGCACCCAGATATCCTGATGCAGGCTGTTGCGCATGACCTCGGTGCCGATGTGCTGTAGCGCAAAGCGAGGCGTCCAGTGTGAGCCAAACTTTTCCTTGCTGTTTAGTTCCTCGCTCCAGTACATGTCTACCTGCTCACGCAGGAGCCTATCCTCAGGGGTGGTGCCTTCCAGCATGTCCCTGTCCCAGCCAAACAGCGTGGCCGTTATATCCTTCAAGGGAGTAGCCCAGCTATAGCGTTCATAGCTGTGATGTTTAACAAGATGGCCCGCTATAGTGTCCTTGCCAGACCCTATCAAACCACAGATACCGATGATCATGATGCCTCCCTAATAGGCACAATATAGCTGAAGTTCTAGGTAACGTCAACCTATGATGAAGGAGTAAGGATCGCCACCGTCGACGAACATGTCAATGTCCCTCTCCAGCTTCTCGATGTCTGCTAAGGCTTCTGCTTTGAGGGCAGTACCGTTCAAGGTAGTGCCACCTTGCGGGCCAGCGATCGTAGCAAACTTCTCGCGGGCTTCTCCCAAGCTGCGCTTAGCAAGGGCCAGGGTGTAATCCTTGAGCCAAGGATATGCCTTGTAGTCACTCAGCAAGGTAACGTCAGGCTTGTAATTGTAAGTCCAAAGCAGTACGGATTCAGTTTCTGAGCGTGGCCTGCGGATGATCTGAAGTTCCTTGTTGACCTTGTTGAACTTGAAGTTGATGAAACCACCAAACATGCGCTGGCTCATCTCTTGGAACTGGCTGAACAGTTCGTAGTTGAGGAAGCCGCCCACGCGGCCTGCTTGCAGGATATACATGTTTAAAAAGCCAGCTTCAAACGGTTCAAACTGAGTAGCTGAGCTAGTACTGGTCGAACCAATGCTGCGGCGGAAGATCTGCTTGACTGAGATCACTTCGCTAGGCAAGGTGTACTTGTCCGTGTCCTGCAACAGATCGAGGAACGCATAGCTTTCTTCAACTGAGTTAGAGCTGCGCTGCCTGTAGCGTTGCAAGGATGCTTTGAGAGCAGTCTCGTAGTGTACAGGGTCTAGTTCAACATCAACCATGCCGTCGCCGAGGCTAAAACGGACATAATCAAAGATTTCTTGCTTCAGTTCATTTAAGGTAGCCATGCAAATATTTATGCATGGCTACCAAACTAACTGGTTACATTCGTCCAATGCCCCTGCCGGCAAAGTATCCACCAATGCCTTTAGCAACGGCGCCACCCGGTGCACCTACTACGATCAGCATGATCAATCCTGTCCAAAAATGGTATTCCATGAACTCATAGAACGTGCCAGTAGGATAATGTGCATACCATTGGCCAACACATGCTACGAACAAGGACAGCACAAAGATGTGCAACCTAGCCCAGATTAGCAGGAACATAAGTGCAGGATAACAAAAATACAACCACATGTTAGTCTCCTTTATGCCTTAGCAAACTTTTTACCTGCATAGTAACCACCTACAGTAGCGATAGCAACGTTACGAACGAACTTGCCTTTACCTTTTCCGCCGCCGCCTTTGTCATTTTTGTCATCATCATCGCTTGAATCAGCAGTCAACGCGCCATAGCCAATAGCTAATATCAGCAAGCAATCTATGCCAACTAGCCATCCCATCATGTTCCTGCCGAAGCTTGTTATGAATGCGGCCAGAACAAATGCAATGACATGACACCCTACTAACAGCCATATGCCAGATTTCCCAAGTTTAGATACTACCACGCACTGAGCTACTACCCAAAGCAGGAAGATTAGTATAGCCAGAACTTCCATGTTACTTGTCCACTCGCAGCAGGATGATCTGCGCATTAGTACGCCCGTTGAGCTTGACCTCGGTGGCTTTGATCTTGTCCAAGAACGTCCTCAGCTGGACCTTGCCGGACTCTGCGAACTGCTTGAGCTGCTCCTTGGGCTTGCGGAGCGTCTTGCTCACACTCAGCTTGGGATCCCAGCCGAGGATGGTCGAGCCCTTGACGGTCAGCGTCTTGTCCAAGTCGCTGGCCACATACTTGCCCAGCTTGCGAGTCTTGGTATTGTAAACCCAAAGCACCGTGGCACCCACGATCTCCTTGGGCTGGACGCTGGTAAGACCAAGCTCTGCATCGTCCTTTTGGAACTTGACCTTGCGGGCAAGCTTCTCGGGCGGCTGCGGCTTGCGCATGCGCGGCTTACGAGCAGCAA